CGACATCGAGCAGCTCTCGACGCAGTACCCGAGCCTCAAGACCCTCGCCGCGCCGCCTGGAAAGGCTCAGCAGCGGTCATGGGTGGCTGCCTTCACCACTCGGCCCGAGGCGCTGGAGACGATGCTCAGCGACCTGATCAAGCAGGCGTACGCCAAGCCGGGTCGAATCGGCCAGCGACCCATGCCTAAGGAGGAGGAGGTCAACCTCCACGCCCTCCTGCATGGCGAGTACACCGACGAGTCGTTGGTCGACGTGCTGACCAAGCTGGTGCCGCCCGGTCGACACAAGCAGTTCTGCGAGCGCATCTTCATGAGCCGCCGCATGTACCAGCGGATGTTCTTGCCGGATCGGCACGCCGACAAGTACCACCCGGACATGAGCGACATCGAGCGGATCGCCTCGGCGCTCAAGAAGCCCGCGAGCTTCTTCCTGGAGTACCGGCTCATGGCTGCCCAGGCCGCATTCGTGCGGCTGATCACCGATAAGCCCGTCATAGCCACTCGTCTGTACCGGGACTACCTGGAAGTGAGCAAGCAGAGCCCCTTCCTGCGGTAGCTGAACACTCGGTGTGGGCATACACGGCTATGACGAGAGGAGGAAACAGATGTTCATCCTTGGAGTCGTGCTGCTGATTCTCGGATTCTTGTTCGGGATCGGCCTGCTGTGGACGCTCGGCATCATCCTGATCGTGCTCGGGGCCGTGCTGTACCTGCTCGGCGCTGCGGGCCACGCGATCGGCGGGCGCAACCACTACTGGTAACTGGACCTGGAAACGCGAAACGCCGGGCCGTGGAGAGCGAATCATCCACGAGCCCGGCGTTCTGCATCACCCGATGTCCCAACCACGGAACACTGACCTGCAACCGCACCCGAACAGCCGAACGCTAGCAAACCCTTGACCTCTACGCAATGTCCACTTACGGTCGCTGGCGGCGACCGGGCATGGACGGGCATGGAAGAACCCTTGGTCCACGGCCTGTAGTGGGTCGACTTGGGAAAGTCAGTGGACATCCATGCTCGGTCGTCTTAGCCTGATCTAGCTCGGAAACGAGCAGCCAGGTGGGAGAGTGGGCCACTGGCGGTGACTGGAGAACAGTCGCGCCCGTCACGCGGGGCGACGAAGGTCCGGGAGACCGCGATCCCCTGGTCAACGCGCAGTGGAGCAGCTCGGTAGCTCGGGGGACTCATAATCCTCAGGTCGTGGGTTCAAATCCCACCTGCGCAACGAGTAGGAGGCGGGTAGAGACCCGCTGGCCAAACTCCGCGAGGCCCCTTATACGGCCATCGACTCCAATCGGTGGAACAACCAGTCGGGGGGTTTTTGTCTGGTGCAGGGCGATTGATGGTGGTCGGTAGTTCAACGGCAGGACGGCGCCTTCTGAGGGCGTAGGTGCGGGTTCGATTCCCGCTCGACAAATGCCATCAACCCTGTGCTGCAATGGCTTGTAGCTCAGTCGGCAGAGCGGCGGATTGTTAATCCGCAAGTCCCTGGTTCGAGTCCAGGCGGGCCAGCACCGTGGGTGATGGGTTCAGTTCATGGCTGATCGCCTAGTTGTCCAGCGCACGGCTTCGGCACGGCGTCCTGGAACGGAGTTTCAATAGCTCGCCCACGGGTAAGGGGACGTAGCTCATCAGGTAGAGCGCCGCTTTTGCAAGGCGGATGTGGCAGGTTCGAGTCCTGTCGTCTCCACGCAGCATTGGGAGCTGGGGTAATCGGCAGCCCGCGAGGTTCTGGCCCTCGTCGTCCAGGTTCGAGTCCTGGGTTCCCAGCCTCTCATTCAACCCGAGCTTGACCGTTGCCTCGGCGTCCCCACCGGGCTATGTTCGGATTTCCTCCAACCACGGAATAGGAATGGGACAGCTATGACCAGTCAGCAGACGGAACCATCGGTCAACGACCTCAGCCCGATGTTTAAGACGGGCGTCGAAAAGGAGCCGATCTTCCTGATCGACACCAGCGGCTCGATGAGCTGGCCCAACACCGAGGGCGGCGCAGCGCGCTACGTGATCCTGGGTGAGGCGATCGGCAACCTCGTCGGCGCGCTCGAAGGTCTCGACAGCCAGGCCGCGCACGAGAAGGAAGCAGGCGAGGACGCTGGCGGCGTCATGACCGTGCTGTTCTCGGACAAGACTGAGGTGCTCGGCGACCTCAGCTCGGCGAACGTGAAGCAGAAGTGGGACTCGATCGCCTGGGGCGGCGGCACCATCATCCAGCCCGGCTGGGACGCCGTGATCGAGAACTACATGGAGGAGTTCGGCGACACCCCGAAGCAGGACCGTCCGCACCTGCTCGCGGTCATCTTCACCGACGGCGAGGCCAACGACACCGACGCCTTCGCCTCGACGATCGCCAAGTCGCAGGGTGGCACCTACGCGCTCATCGTGATCATGGGCTACGGGCCCGAGCACGACCGGGCGCTCCAGGTCTACCAGGACATCACCAAGCAGAACGATCACGTCCGCGTGGTCACGTTCGGCAACGAGACCGACCCGAAGGTGATTGCAGACGGCCTGCTGTCAATGGTCGGCTAGGTAGCAATCCCGCCCCGGTGCCCCGCTTCATCCAGACTGGAGCGGGGCACCGCATGTCTGGGGAACCATCGTGATCGCAGAGATTGTGGACGGCCTGCTCGGTGCCGGTGTCGGTGCCGTAGTGGGTCGTCTATCCAGGCGCAAGACGCCATCCGTGCCAACTGATCCGCCGCCCATCTGCGGCTGCGGTGACAACTACGCCCTGCACGATCCGACCACGCGGATGTGCTTCGGCACCAGGCGGCAGAGCGTCTACAACAAGCCGACCGCGAGCTACTACGACGAGACGGTGCAGTGCCCGTGCCGCCAGTACGTGGGGCCGATCCCAGTCGACAGCTTCACCTCAATGCCGGTCTCATGGGGCACCCCGGTGGACACATCGAAACAGACGCCCGTCCAAAAGCCAGTTCAGCGTCCAGCACCGACCGTCTCGAAGCGCAAGACGCAGAAGGGCGACCCCGACTACGGTCCACCCTGAGCAATCTGAACATCCGTCCTCTGTTCATCCTGAGGCTCTGGATTCGTTCATATTCGTCAGCGACTCTCGCAGTGTGTCTGAGGGGCGTCATCGTCGCGTAGCCGGTCAACATCGGCGCGATGTCGGGCAGCATCGCTACGTGGCACCCAAGCTGCCATCAGTCGCACCGCACCCCAGCCATGTGCCCCGGCGCGCATTGTTCACTCTTGCTGGGATCGCTGGACTCGCAGCGGCCAGTACCGTGTCGCCGGGATCGGCAGGGGCGTCGACCCACGAGGTTGAGCGTCGTTTCAAACACTGGCATGACCACCCAGATCGACATCCACCGAAACCCGTCGCGCCACTCGCCATTCCAGCCGACCTACCTGCCGACGCCACAATGAAGCAGATCGTCGCCGCCCTCAATAGTCTGTCGGCCTACCTCCGGAGCGAGGGCGCGTCGTAAAACCGACGAACATCCATTCCCTCTCTCGCGTCGTCCAGGCGATATGGTTTCAACATGGGTCTGTTGAACGATCTCGGGCTGAAATACGACGCCGATAAGAGTTCCCGCTTCCACAACTACCTCGACTTCTACGAGCAGCACCTGCCCGACCGAAACTTCGCGGGCAGGCTCCTGGAGATCGGGATCATGGATGGCGTCAGCATGAAGATGTGGGCCGAGTTCTACCCGAAGGCCGAGATCGTCGGCATCGACGTGGTGGACAAGGAGCATCTCTACAACGACGACTGGCAGCTACCCAGGAGCATCAAACTGCTCACGCTCGATGGCACCAAGGCCGAGGACGTGCGACCGCTCGGCATGTTCGACATCATCATCGACGACGGCTCGCACTTCACCGCCGACCAGCAGGCCAGCTTCGAGCTGCTCTACTACGACCAGCTCAACGAGGGCGGCATCTACATCGTCGAGGACATCTGGACCAGCCGTATGACGCAGTACGTCAACTCGGAGCTGGACATGTTCGATTGGTTGGAGAAGAAGGGCATCACAGCGACCGTCTTCAAGCACGAGCACAACGGCATCGGCAGCATCGTGTTCCCGGAGTACCCCGAGTACAAAGACCTCGGCAGCGAGACGGCGCTGATCCGAGCTGGCCAGAAAGGGATGGCATGACGATCTTTGTGGCGAATCAGAGCAAGCGCGTGTCGGACGCCGACGTGCGTGCCATGACTGCGGCCTGCGACAGTCAGGTCTTCTATCACGCAGCCCCGCTGTACGGGTACAAGCCGCGTCGCGTGCAGTTCACTGCCGATCCGAAGTCGATCACGAGCGACGCGCTGATCATCGTGGCCGACACTCCGGACGAAGCCAACGCCCTCGGTTGGCACTCGGAGCAGGCCAGTGGCCAGTCCTACGGCTTCGTTTTCGCTGCGCCCGTACTCGACAACGGCGGCGACGCGCTCTACAACACCAACGTCTCGGTCTCCTCGGTGCTCAGTCACGAGGTGCTGGAGACTTGCCTGAATCCAGGTGTGAACGTCAGCGCCGACGATGGGCAAGGCTGGCTCTGGGCTTACGAGGTGTGTGATCCGGTCGAGGGTGACAGCTACCCGATCTACTCCAAGATCATGGTCAGCAACTTCGTCCTTCCGGCGTTCTTCGACCAGGCAGGCAAGGGTCGCGTCGACTTCATGGGCACCGCGCCGGGGCCGTTCAGGCTCGCTCGGCATGGATATGCCGCTCGTCAGGCGAGCACCGGGAAGCAGGCGGAAATCTTCGGCGACCAGTACATCCCTTGGTACAACGGGGCCAAGGGCTAATCGGTTGACTCCTCACCTATGGTGAACACATGACCTTCCGCTCCTGGCGACCGCGACCTCTCATCTGAGTGCAGTCGCTCGCGGCGCTGCGCTCGTAATGGGGCGTAGCCAAGCGGCCAAGGCAGCGGCTTCCAAACCCGTCATTCGTCGGTTCGAGTCCGACCGCCCCAGCAGAATCGCGCGCAGTGCCACCGGGATGTGGCGCAACTTGGTAGCGCAGCGGCTTTGGGAGCCGATGGCTGGGGGTTCAAATCCCTCCATCCCGACACGATGATGAACTCATAGGGACGTGCGTTCCTATTCACCGATGCAAGGGCTATGGTGACTCTGTGGCCGACCCGATCACGCGGGGCGAGTACGAATCCCTCTTGCTCACCCCAGGCGAGAAGTACATCCTGACCCAACTACGCAAGGAGATTCGATCGCTCATGTCCGCACTCACTGACCAGGTAGATGCAGCACTCGCGCTGCTCGCCACCGAGACCAGTGGCCTCCAGGGTGTCATCGACGCGCAGAACGCTGCCGCCGCTGTCCTCCAGGCAGCCCTCACCGCATCGCAGGCCAACGAGGTCGCCGACGAGGCCGAACTCCAGAAGGCTCTCGACGCTCTGAACCAGGCCAACGCCGCGCTGGCCGGTCTCCAGTCGAGCACCCCGACCACGCCGGTGGACCCGACGACTCCAGTCGACCCCACCACGCCGACCACTCCGGTCGACCCCACGACTCCCGTGGACCCGACGACCCCGACCGATCCGACCACTCCGGACCCGACCACTCCGGACCCGACCACCCCGGTCGACCCGACCACGCCGGACTTCCCGGCAACCCCGGACCCAACGACTCCGGACCCGACCACGCCGGACCCGACCACTCCGGACGCGCCGACCGTCGTCTAGTCCTCGCGGCTGCACAGCCCTCGTACCTTCGGGTGCGGGGGCTGCTTGCATTTATATGGACGCGCGTCCGAACATAGAGGTATGGCCGTCCTTGAAGCGTTGAGCGATGAAGAGAAGTACCTCGTCGCCATCCTCCAGGACAGCTCAGGTGTCGACATCGCGGAGTTCCTCTGGCGCGACCCGGACCAGAAGGACAACCTGTTCCGCTGCTACGACTTCCAGATTCCCTGGTATCGCAACGACGCCAAGCAGCAGATCGACCAGTGCGCTCGCGCCATCGGAAAATCGGTGGGCATCCAAATGCGCGCCTTCGCCTTCCCGTTCTGCAACCCCGGCAACGACATGCTCATCACGGCGCCAGAGATGATCCACCTCGACCCGGTGACCAAGAACATCGAGGACCGGCTCATGAGCACCCGTCTCTCCAGGGAGATGCTCAAGTCGGGCAACCAGTCGACCGGCATCACGCACCGCCCGTTCGAGGCGAAGTTCCGCAACGACGCCAAGATCATTGGCCGCATCCCGCAGAAGGACGGCAAGGGCGTCAAGGGTATGCACCCTCGGATGCTGGAGATGGACGAGGCGCAGGACTACCCCGCCGCTGGCTGGGTGGAACTGGTCGAGACCCTGCGCTTCGGCGACGAGACCTCACGTTGGCGGGCCCACGGCGTCTCCCGAGGCGTGCGCGACCACTACTACAAGCTCAGCCAGTCTGACGACTGGTACGTGCACCGCATCACCGCCATGCACCGGCCCGACTGGACCGACCAGGAGCGTAAGAGCAAGGCCGAGCTGTACGGCTCCAAGGAGCACCCGGACTACCGGCGCAACATCCTGGGCCTGCACGGCGACGCGATGTCGAGCCTGTTCGTGCTGCACCGCCTCATGGCCTGCGTCGACTCGAACGAGAACTCGCCCTACAACACCCAGACCTACCAGCACATCCGCATCAACGACGAGTGGCTGCGCGACTCCGGGATGCCCATCGAGGCGCTTATCGACCTCCCAGGCGCCCACAAGTCGTTCAAGCGCGTCTGGATTGGGATGGACGTCGGTATGACCAACCACCCGTCCGAGATTCTGGTCTTCGGTGCCGAGAACAAGCCGGGCAAGAAGATCGGCGAGAAGGACTCGGGCGAGCGGCTGCGGTGCCTGACCCGCATCCACCTGGAGCGCATCTCGGCGATGGACCAGCTCGCGGTCATGAACTTCCTGGCCGAGTTCTACGAGCCGCTGGCCTTCGGCATGGACCGCACCGGCCTGGGCCTGCCGATCTTCCAGACCGCGCAGTCGGGCGAGGGCAGCAACCACTGGCTCCAGAAGTCGATCCGTGGCTACAACTTCTCGGAGAAGATCACCGTCGGCTTCGAGCCTGCTCCCGAGGACGAGATGGAGTGGGTGGCGCCCGAGGACCGGGCCATCATGGGCAACGTCCTGGAGTACAGCTCGGACCAGCTCCGGCTCCTCGTCGACCAGGGCGGGCTCGTGCTGCCGTGGGACATCGACATGCTCCGCGAGTTCCAGGGCCAGGCGTACTACATCAGCAAGTCAGCGACGAACCCGTATGGCAAGAAGGAGTTCAACAAGGGCAAGTTCCACGCTCTTGACGCCGCTCGGATGGCTGGCCTCGCCTACAGCCAGGAAGCGGTGGAGAAGATGCTCAAGCTCATGCCCGATCAGAGCAGCGTCATGCTCGCCTGGGCAGCCGAGGACGACTATGCCGGTGCCGTCAGTGGCGGCGGGTACGCCGACCCTATGTTCAGCGACTGGTGAGAGCAGCTCCTCGATCCGCTGCATGAGTTCATCGAAGTCCATACCCCTTATAGACGCCGAACCTCAGTCTCCTGTCCGGTTGCACCGAAGACTTCTTCGTGCCCGTACTGAAACTGGAAGACGCGACTAAGGGCCCGGAAGGTGCAGCTAAGCCTCCGGTAGCTCTCCCGAGCCAGATGCCGAACCGAGCAGAGGTCGTCAACCCGACGCTCGGCAGCATCGAGAGCGTTCGTCACGAGATCGACGACGCCCTCCTGGACATGAAGGAGTTCTCGAAGTTCGAGCCTGACCTGGTGATGGCTGCCGTCAGCGCCCACAGTGCGCGGCTGGTCGAGATCGTGGTCCAGATCGGACGCATCGAGGTGGTCCGGCGCGAGTGGAAGCCCGTGCGGGAGGAATGCGACCGGGTGCTCACCGCACTCAAAGACCAGTTCCAGATCGCCTCGCGGCTCATGGCCATGCGAGAGCTTGACTGGAACATGAGCGGACGAGGACAACCGTGAGATACCTAGCTGGTCCCGAACCTCGCCAGATGGTCGAGCTGGCCGCGCGTCCTTCCCAGGGAGTGCTACCGCTCGATTTCGACTGGGGCGAGACCCAGGCGCCGGGAAACGCGACCTACTCCTATGTCGACGAGAGCGGCCTGCCCCAAGAAGTGGCCCAGACGGTGTGGAACCGTGGTGTCACTTTGGACGGGCGTCCGATTCGAGATGAGCTGGCCTCGTCGATGTCCCAGTGGATGTCCGGGCTCAACTCGCCGAGCATCGCCGGTGGCTCGCTGTTCTTCCGCAACCGCTTCACGCTGAGCACCAACGTCTACGACCAGATGATGCAGTGCATCGACGCTGTGGAGTGGGACGACGTGCTCGGCGCGGTCGGCGACGCCACCGAGGGCCTGGCCTTTCAGAAGGTCAGCTTCGAGCAGGTTGACCAGGACCAAGAGGACATCTGGAACCAGCTCGGCAAGAAGCTCAAGCTCCAGAAGGTCATGCAGACCGCGTGGCGCGAGCTATACAAGGTGAGCCAGGTCTACATCGGCGTGGACTGGGAACAGCAGAACATCAAGGTCCGCACGCCCACCATCCCGCTGACCAACGCCGACGACGATCCGCCTCAAGGTGACCAGCCGATCCCCGGCGCCGAAGACCTGCACCCGGACGGCACTCCGCGCCCAGGACCAAAGAAGCGCCAGCGTCGAAAGACCTTCGCCATCACGGCTCCGGCAGCTCTGACGGTCTGGGACCCAACCAAGATTCTCCCGGTCGGCCAGCTCATGTTCGGCAAGGAGCGGTTCGCCTACATCGCCAGCCAGCCTGAGCACGACGCCTTCATGAGCGTCTTCGAGGGCAAGGGTCACGACCCGCTGGTGCTCAAGATGTTCGACGGCCCGTACCAGCCGACGCCGATGGAGATGGAAGTCCTGTCCGAGCACCACAAGGGGCCGCAGAACAAGGCGTGGCTCTGGCTGTTCAAGCGGGACGCGATCTTCCGCCACACGCTGACCAAAGCCGATTACGAGCGTTTCGCTGCACTGCGGCTCAAGTCAGCGTTGCCCGACCTGGACATGAAGGCCCATCTGCGGGCGTCTGACCGAGCGGCGTTGATCGGCGCGACGAACTTCATCATCGTCCTCAAGCGGGGCTCGGATAAGTTCCCCGCGCGACCGGGTGAAGTCGAGCAGCTCCGAGACCAGAGTCGCGTCGTCGCGCGGATGCCGATCCTCGTTGGTGACCATCGTCTGAGTGTCGAGATCGTGACGCCCCAGACTCAGTTCGTCCTGGATGAGAAGCGGTACAACCTCATCAACCAGACGCTGATCATGCGCGGGCTGTCGACGTTCAAGCTCGGCGCCTCGGGTCGCAGTGCTGGTGGCGCCCAGGGCCAGGCCAGCCAGGACGAGGAGATCGCTCGCGGCATCGAGGCCCGCCGCAACGAGTTGGCCGACACCATCTGGCGAAAGCTCGTCGAGGCCACGGTGCACAAGAACGAAGGCGTGCTCACCGAGACCCCGCAGATCAGCTTCCACCCCAAGCGTGTGGTCATCAACCTCGACGCCGATGTCATGAAGCTGGTTCTCCAGCTCCGCGACCGGGGCGACATCAGCCGGGAGACCGAGCTGGAGGAGTTCCAGATGGACCAGTCGGTGGAGTACGTCCGTCGCAAGCGCGAGAAGGGCATCGACGACGTGTTCAAGTCGAGCGTCCCGTTCAGCTCGCCGGACAGCAATCCGTTTCAAGCAGGCAACGCCGGAGGCCGACCACTAGGTGGTGGGGGCTCGGGCTCGGACTCCACGCCTGCCGGTGGATCGACGGCGCCAACCAAGCCCGCTACGCCCAACTAGGAGACCAAGATGCAGGTTCAACCAGTCAAGTTCACGGCCTCGGGCGTCGTCGGCACGGCGGCGCACACCGCTACCGACGCCCAGTCGGGCGCCACGATCAGTGTCGCCGAGCAGCCGGAGATGATCGTCGGCATTGCCTACAAGGGCTTCACGGCGGTCATCGTCCACAACGGTGTCGACGCCACCGGTGATGTCGTCGCCGTCTGCGGCGCGGCGGGCACCTATTCCTGGAACTACGAGCTGGACTGCCAGCTCGGCATCTACCTGGAGTGCACCGGCAGCGGCTCCGGATCGGTCTGGTTGGTGTGATGACGAATCAGACGAGCGTCGATTCCGATGGGAAGGCCATGACCGACGCATCCAACCTCGCGGGCTCGACTGCCCAGGGCACCGTCTACGCGATGGTCGGCCCGTGGGCACCCCAGTACCGCAAGATCGTGAAGATCGAGATGACCGAGAACGGTCCTCAGTCGACGGTGATCCAGGACTACAAGCTCGATGGTCCGGCCAACGCGGTCATGGAGGACGCCCTCGCGGCGCTCGACCAGGCCGACTCGGACGACACCCCCGAGCAGCAGCAGCTCCTGATGGCCGCGTGGCAGGCACTGGCCATGTACCTCTCGTCCTGCGACGACGAGGACAAGCAGGGTGCGGCGATGGCGCTCAAGCAGGTCTCGGACCTCATGAGCGACGCCGATTCCGGCGACGGCCCGTTCCCGACCGGCACCTTCGGTCGGACCACCCAGACTGCCGCCGCTCCCTCGGGCGCCGGTGGCCAGCAGACCGGCAACAGCCAGAACCAGACCGTCTATGAGTGCGCGATCGACAAGCGCAAGTTCTCCTCGCAGGCGGGCCTGATTAGCCACCTCCAGACGATGCACAAGATGTCGCCCGGCAAGGCGCAGGCGATGGCAGCCGGGAAGGCGGGCAAGTAATGGCCACCATCGGACGCACTGGCGATCCGCTCGAAGGCACGTTCCAGGTTCCGCAGAACTACCCGGACCCGGCAGGCCAGAACGTCAACAGCCTGCCGATGGACTTCGCCTACGACCCGAACTCGAACTACCTCCTGGACACCACGGCGCCGTCCGTGCCGAGTGGGGTCAGTTCGCCGTCCCACACGGCCACCACCGTCGTGCTGTCCTGGGGCGCGAGCACCGACCGGCTCGGGGTCGACCACTACAACATCTACATCGGGACCACGCTGTCGGGCAGCACCAAGAACCTGACCGCGACGATCTCCGGGCTCGTGAGTGCCACCCCGTACAACTTCAAGGTCACGGCGGTGGACAAGCATGGCAACGAGTCGGCGAAGTCGTCGAACGTGGCGGTGACCACGAGCTAATGGAGACTCTCGTCATCGAGACGGCGGGGCGGCTGATGTTCACCAACGCCGCTCGCGTTGTCCGAGCGGGCGTCGAGGTCTCGGTTGACCTGGCTGCGGCCAGCAACTTCGAGGCCGAGAAGGCGAACCCGTTCATCAAGTGGATCGTCGGCGACTTCGTGGAGGCCGACAACGCCAACTCGAACACCCAGTTCTGGACCAAGGACGACTTGGCGATGGGCGAGTACAGCATCAAGTACAGCCCGCTGAACATGCTGCACAAGCAACAGACGCCCGTCGGTTTCTTCGCGTCGACTCAGACGATCGACCTGACCGATGGCGCGTCTCTCCAGGACGATGCGCTGGCCAAGCCCAAGAAGCACAAGCACCGCTACATCCACCCGTCCCAGGTGCACAAGACGATGGTGGTCTACGGCGGCTCGAATGCGTGCGTGGCCTGCGGTCAGCCTGCGAGCGACCCGGACCATGACGGCGACGTGGACGCTCCTGGGGCTCCAGACACCGACGCGGCTGCTGCCAATGGCTCGGCCAAGATCGAGGCGCTGGCGGGCATGTGGAGCCACGTCTTCCCGTTCGAGAGCGCGCTAGTCGACCAGGCCGACGAGCTGGGTCAGTTGTTCTACTCGATGGAGTGCCGGGGCACCCACCTTCACTGCGCGGGCCCGAACGGTTGCGACAAGACCTTCGACTACATGGCCGTCGACACGCACTGCCAGCACCTCATGGAGCGCAGCTCGATCCGGCACATCGTCAACCCCACCTTCCGTGGCGGCGCGCTGATCATCCCGCCGACCAAGCCTGGCTGGAAGGGCGCTTCGGCGTCTGTCATCCAGGAGGCCGTGCGGGAAGAAGCGGCTCGGTATGCCGAGCAGACGGAGGCGGCATTCAACGCCCACAACGCGGCTGGCGGTGACCTCAGCGCCTCTCAGTGGGAGCACTTGATGGCCACCGTTGTGACCCTCGGACAGCGTTAGTTCAAAAGGACGCGCGTCTGTTCCGAGAACCATCAATCGTGGAGGCACTCATGCTCGAATCGGCCCTGGACATGCATGACGCGTTGTTGCTCAACGCGCCTGCTGGTGCTCGGCACGACGCGGACGTGTGCGTCTTCTGTACGGACTTCGCAATGACCGACGAAGGAATCCCCTCCGGGCTTGCCCGTCTGGAGTTGGCCGACGCGAAGTCTCCGTACGGCTCGGTCACCTACGCCGACCCTGGCTACCAGGCGGACAAGGTGAAGCGATACCCGATCGACACCGAGGCGCACGCCCGTGCGGCTTGGAGCTACATCCACCAGGCAAAGAACGCCGCCGCATACAGCGCGGATCAGCTTTCGACGATGCGCACCAAGATCGCAGCCGCCCTCAAGAAGTTTGGGGTCGAAGCCGAGAAGAAGGCGAACGAGGCCAACGCGCCAAAGACGCCCGCAAAACCGGCAGCGAAGAAGGGCGAGAAGGCAGAAGTTGAATCTCCCGATCTGGTCACCGATGACAGCTCAGGGACGCAAAGTGCGACCGGAACGACCAAGCCTGACGCAGCAGTGAGAGGAGGAACCAAGCACATGGAAACCGACACCGTGGAGATGATCTCCAAGGAGACGCACGAGGCTCTGCTCGACAAGGCCCTCAAGGACGGCACTGCCGCCCTGACGACCGAGCGGGACGACCTGGCGAAGCAGGTCACTGACTTGACTGCTCAGCTTTCCGCGAAGACCGAGGAACTCGCATCGGCCACCACGGAGAACGAGCGGATCAACGGCGAGCTGGACACCGCGCAGGTGGCTCTCAAGGCTGCGCAGGACGAAGCCGAGGCACTCAAGGCCGACGCCGCCGCGAAGGCGGAAGAGGCAGCCAAGGCCGAGATCGCTTCGGCACGCACCGCGCAAGTTCGGAACCTGAGCCTGTTCACCGAGGAGTTCATCACGGAGCGCGCCTCCCGATGGGCCGAGATGGACGAGGCCGCATGGACCGAGCGGCTGGACGAGTGGAAGGTCGCCAAGGGCCAGACCCCCGGCACCTCGACCACGAACAGCACGACCGAGACCGCATCCGCGATCACGGGTACCCGCGACACCCAGAGTGGACAGCAGCCTTCGGCTCGCCGTGCCGCCCTCGGTCTCCCCGCGCAGTAGGAAGGAGGCAAGACAATGAGCTACACGCGCAACTTCGGGTTCCGCGACTTCACCGGCATCATCCGTGACGGTCGCAACAAGGTTCCCGCGTCCGGTCTGACTGGCGTTGATGCAAGCGGCTTCCTGATCGGCACCGCCGTAGTGGTCGATAGCGCCAACCCCGGCCAGCTCAAGCGTCCGACCAGTGGCGACGCGCCTACTGCGCTGAGCGGGATCGTGGTGTACGAGCACATCCAGTTCCAGGGTGTGGACCCGTTCCTGACCACGCAGTACGACGCACCGTTCCAGGTGGCTCCTCTGGGTCGTTTCGCCCAGATGGTCCACGGGCCAGGCGTCAAGGTCTGGCTCAAGAACACCGCCGACAAGCCGCTCTATGACGGTCGAGTTCAGACCGGCCAGAGCATGGTGACCGGCATCGCCATCGCCACCCCGACCATCGCGGTCGGCGACTACATCGGCCCTGGGTCCAACGGACTCTGGATCGAATGCGACGCCGCCCACGGCTGGCTCCAGGTGGAGTACGCCAACAACACGACTGGGCTTGTCGAAGCCCGGTTCACCTTTTAGAGAGGAGGTGGAAATCAATGTCTGACATCACCAAGAAGATGGTGGATGCCTTCGGGCGTACTGCTGAGGACAAGCGCGCAAAGCGTGAGATCACCGAGCGGGCGAACGAAGACGCACGGGCCAACTGGAGCAACCCGACGTGGCGCTCCGAGTTCGCTGCCGAGATGACCGAATCCATCCTCCTCGGTTTCGAGTACGAAACCCTGGTCGACCGGTGGATCGAAACAGAGACCACCGACTTCAACGGACGTATCTTCGTCCGTGAGGCGACCGGTCTCAAGGCGTTCTGGATGGCTCGCGGTGGTTACATCGAGGCCAGCCAGATGAGTGCCGAGGTCTCCGAGATTCCTCGGGACATGGTTGGTGTGCACGTCTCCGATTTCGAGGACAAGTTCATCAACAACTTCACCGAGTCGGCGCAGACCCTGCGCGACTTGGCCATCCAGCGGATGGACGCGGAAATCAACCGCCGCATCCACACCGTGCTGGCCGAGGCGATCCCGTCGGGTTCGCCGTACGCGGTGACGGCACCGGGTCTCTCGAAGGCCGCTCTGGACAACGCGATCCGCGCTGTCTCCGACGCTTCTCGCACGGGCGAGGTTGTCATCGTGGGTCGCCCCACGATGGTCGACCAGATCGTGGACTTCGAGGGCTACGGCATGGAAACCCTCGAAGAGATTCGGCAGAAGGGTGTTCTCGGTTCCTACCGGGGCGCGACGATCGTTCGTCTGCGCAACTACAAGGACGAGGACGGCAGCCCCTACCTGCCGGGCAACGAGATGTGGGTCATGGCCCGCGACACCGGCAAGTTCGCGTTCTTCGGCGGTCTCAAGTCGAAGGAGTTCGAGGACTTGGACAACTGGTACTGGCACTACATCGCTCGCCGGGACACGGGCCTTCTGGTCTACCACCCCGAGCGTGCTCGTCGGATCGTCGACAGCAACCAGGCGGCGTAGTTCAGCAGCTCAAGCCAACAGGGCCTCTCACTTCGGTGGGGGGCCCTGTAGCTTGTTCGGTATGGCTGAGCCCGACCACCTGAGCATGTGGACGATCTACGACCACCCGGACGACTACCCCGATCACTTCATCGCCAGGGAGTGGTGGGTCACCGCTGGTCGAGTCGAGCCCTCGCCGGTTACCGTCTATAGGGACGAGTACCTGGAGAACGTACGGACGTTCGTCCGAACCGTGGCGCCGGATGCGAGCCGCCTTGTCCGCAACGAGAATGACGACCCGAAGATCATCGAATCCTGGGTGTAGCCCGTGCCGATCTTGATCCTGTGCTCCTCGTGCCGGACCACGATGAAGTTCACCTTCCAGCGGACTCCGGTGTGCGAGGCGTGCGAAGCGAGGCTGGCGGCACTCAACTGCTCAGAATCTGAGCCGCTTTTCGAGATGCCCAGACAGCAGTATGAAATCGAAGAGGAGCCGTAGCTTCCTCAAAACGAACGTCCAGCGGTATTGTTCGGCATCGAGGCCCTCGACCGGCCCACGAATCGAGAGAGAAGAGAAGCATGACCAGCAGCATGGACCTGCACGGCAGCATCAGCGCCGAGGAGAAGACCTTCATCGAGACGTGGGAAAACGTCGGTCAAGGCACCAACTACATCATCCGGGAGAACCGGCGCGGCGACGAGGTGCAGACCGGCATCACGGGCCACGGGATGAAGTTCCGCATCAGCACCTACGAGCGGATGCTGACCGAGGAGAAGGCCCTCGACCCGCGCAACAACCCTTTCAAGAACGGCGTGTTCCGGCCCGTCATCGTTCCCCAGGGCGTCGACATCGAGACCAACCCGAACGCTCTGTCCGACGACGACATCGAGCGGCTATTCGCGTCCTCTGAGATCGCCTGGGACGAGTACATGAACGTCATCGACTCCCCGGCCACGCTCAAGCGCATGATCGACATGGCCGAGAACTCAGGGCTCTCGCTGCGCCGGTTCCGCCAGCTCGAAGGCATGTACGAGGAGTTCAGCAACATCGGCAAGCGGGTGGTCAACTCCAACGCCGACATCCAGAAGCGCATCGACGACATGGGCGGTCCCGGTGGACCCCCGCCGTCGGGCACCAACCCCGGCGCCTCGGCCACCCGGTCGGTGGGCCCGACCAAGGCCGCTCCCGCGAAGGCCGCTCCTGCCGCTGCGCCGCCTGCCGCGACCTGATCATGGACGAGCCACTACTCGACCTAGTGGCCGTCGCATATCAGGCACCGAGTGAGACCGGAAACTTCCTGGGCTCGCTCAGCCACATCGACGTGCCTTTCACGATCACGGTGATCGACAACAACTCGCCGGACCCCGCAGTGCGGCGCACCATCGAGGCAGCTCTGCCGGTCGTCAATGAGCAGAGCAACTGCCGGGCCGCTCGGGCGGTGTTCAACGCCGAGAACGTCGGCTACGCCCGAGCGGTCAACCAGGGGATGCTGGGCAGCCGGTCGCCCTACGCCGCCATCCTGAACTGCGACGTGGAGTTCCTGCCGTCTGAGTCGATGCGCACCATCGTGAAGCACTTCGAGGCCAACCCGGATGTCGGCGTGATCGGGCCGCGCACGCACGACTCGCAGGGCAAGCTCACGCACGCTGGGATCATCACCACGCCCGACCATCCCAGGAACCACCACCGGGGCTGGCAGCAAAGGGACGTTGGTCAGTATCGGGACACGATGGAGGTCAACACCGTCTCGGGAGCGACCTACTTCGTGCGCACGAGCATGTGGCACGGCCTGGCCGAGTGCCCGGACTACCTGATGGCCGCGCCCGACGCGGACGGGGCGTTCCTGCCGACGCCGCACTTCTTCGAGGAGACCTACTGCTCCTACCACGCCAGGCACCACGGCTGGAAGGTCGTCTACCTCGGCAACGTGGCCATGATCCACCAGTGGCACCGATCCAGTCAGGTCGGCAGCAAGGCGTTCAAGGAGCCGCAGGAGATGTTCTTCAACGCCTGTCGACTGCACGGCATCGACATCACCGGGGAGAAGCCATGACCGCGCGCAAGGCCACCACGGCTGTCACTCAGGAGCAGATCAACCACCCGCAGCACTATGGCGGCGACACGGTGTACGAGGCCATCAAGGTCATCGAGGCGTGGGCGCTGGGCTTCTGCCTGGGCAACGCGGTGAAGTACATCAGCCGGGCGGGCAAGAAGGACGCTGCCAAGGAGCTGGAAGACCTCAAGAAGGCGCGGTGGTACCTCGACCGCGAGATCACCCGACTGGAGCAGGCGTGAGAACTCAGGACTTGGAGTACGGCGAGGACTACTGGGAATCGCTAGACGGCGGAGCGGGCTATCGAGATTCGCCGGTATGGGAAGACCTCGCTCATGTTCTTCAAGAAGTGTTCGGCCACAACGGGCTCAGGATGCTGGATATTGGCTGCGCTGCTGGCTATTTGGTTCATCACATGCGCCGTCGCGGCACGGAGAGCTTCGGTTGCGACATCAGTCGGTACGCCCTCGACATGGCGCCGGAGATTGTGCAGCCGTTCCTTACGCGCCTTGACCTGACGACGCCGGGCTCGATGGGACATCAGCCGCAGCTTCCGTTCGAGCTGGTCGTCTGCCTGGAGACTCTTGAGCACATCCCGGAGGATGCCCTCGACACTTGTCTCGCCAACATCGCTCGGGCCATGCCCGAAACCGGGTTGGCTTTCTTGAGCATCTGTCTCGACGACGTGCCCGATTGGGGGAGCGATCCGACTCATATAACGATCCATTCCCGTTCCTGGTGGTTCGACCGGCTGACTGCCTTCGGCTTCACCCAACATGATGCAACTGTGAGGGAGCTTCGCAAGTACCGAATGTTCCGTGATCACAACGGACTCTTCGTGGTGTCGAAGTGACCGTCCACTGCATCATGATGGTGCGAAACGAGATGGGCCGCTACCTGTCGAAGTCTCTTGCCAGCGGCCAGGCTGTTGCCGAAGCCGGTGGTGGTTATCTAATCGTCACCGATGACCACTCAACTGATGCGACCCGCGATGTAGTCCGTCGCTACACCTCGCTCCTCCAGGAAACAGACGAGCCTCTGTTCTGGAAACACGAGGGTCAGGCCCGCCAGCGGCACCTCGACTACGCGGCGAACTGGATCAAAGACGGCGATTGGGTGCTGAGCCTGGATGCCGACGAGACGATCAACAAGCCCGAGCTGGTGGCCGAGATCGTCAAGCAGGCCAATCCGATCGACGACGCGGTGGGCATCCCGCTCTATGAGTTCTGGACGCCGACGCAATACCGAGTCGACGGCTGGTGGTTCGGCACCATGTCGAGTCGACTGTTTCGGTACCGCACGGGTGGGAAGATGGCCGACAAGCAGATGGCCAGCGGCAGCGAGCCAACTTATGTTGCAGACTCGGTGTTCGCTGGGCGTTGGGTGAAACAGACGGACGTTCATTTGCTACATTGGGGCTATCTCAACCCGGTTGACCGGGAGCGCAAGTACCTCGCGTACTCCAAGCGTCTGGGTGGCCACGGGCATCACTCGATGCATGTGGACAGCATCATCAAGCAGCCCCAACTGAGGGAGTACCGAGGGTGATCGTCGTCGGCGCACCGGTCCACCAACGAGGCTGGATACTTCGGGAGTGGTTCGACGCGCTGGCGGCGCAGACCTACGGCTCGGACAACCTGATCGTCCTGCTCAACTACGGCCAGAGCGACGACGACACCTTGCAGATCATCAACGATCAGATGGAAGACGGGCGCTTCCGCTCGGTCATCACCCTCGTCGACAAGTTCGCCGACCACCGGCCTGACCGGGCGTGGAACGAGGAGCGGTACGCCACGATGGTGCGTCTGCGCAACGACCTGCTGACCAAGGTGCGCGAAATCCAGCCGGACTACTACCTGAGCTGCGACACCGACATGCTCCTGCCGCCCGACTGCATCGACCAGCTCGTCAACGACATCGGCGACTTCGAGGCCATCGCGCCGCTGACCCACATGACGCCGCAGGGCCGGTGCCCCAACGCCTTCGGGCTCGACGGCCAGCGCATGAACCTGGTCAACGTCCACCAGGTCGAGCGGATGTTCGCCGTCTTCGGCACGGTGCTCATGACACCGACGATGTACCAGCAGACCGAGTACGCGGTTCACCGCCAGGGCGAGGACATCGGCTGGGCTGTCTCGGCCTGGGGAAAGCACCTTGATATGGCCATCGACCCGCACATCATGGTCAAGCACGTGATGAACCAGCAGATGCTCGGCGAGGTCGACATCCGAGTGGGCTTCTAGCCGATCAAGCAGCTATGACCGCTCCCATCGCGCCGACCGAGACCCCTATCGAGGTGGTCCAGGGTCAGACGTTCAACATGCGGGTCACGTGGACGGACAACCAGGCCACGCCGCAGCCGATCTCGCTGTCCGGTCGCCGGTCGGTCATGCAGATCAGAACCAAGCGCAGCTACACCGGCACGCTCATGGCGGACCTGGCTTCCGACGGCACCGACCCGGCGCTGACCAATGAGCCGTCGGGCGCCACGGGCCAGGTGCAGATTCGCATCCCGGCCACCGTCACGGCGTTGCTGACCAAGACGACCTACTACTACGACCTGTTCACAATCAGCGAGAGCGACGTGACCGACGCAGTGCGGTTGGTCTTCGGCGCCGTCACTGTCTCACCCTCGGTGAGCAACCCGACATGAGCGAGCCGGTCGTCAATGTGACGGTCCAGCTCCCGGCGCCCCAGCATGTCGTGGTCGAGCAGGACACGCCGAACAACGTCTCGCTCGTGCAGCCTTCCCAGGTCAACACGGTCAGCTCCTCGACGCAGACGGTCGACGTTCAGCAGCTCGGCATCGTCGGGCAGACCGGAGCAACCGGCCCGCAGGGGCCACCGGGCACCAAGTTTGCCGAGCAGTATGAACTGACGAGCGTCAGTTCTTGGAACCATGCACATGACTTCGACTACTACCCGGTGGTGCGGCTGGTGCTGCCCAGTGGCCAGGAGGTCGAGACCGACATTGAGTACCCAGACGCTCACACGGTCTATATCAGCTTCCCCACGCCGTTCACCGGCACGGTCATTCTGAGCTAGTTCGCGTCCGAAGACTCAGGGGACGCCACTCGACTGAGCTGAGGGATGATTCATGGCTGCAAAGAGGTTTCTCTCGGGCATCGACAACGGTTCCCAGAAGATCACGAACCTTGCCGACGGCTCGTCTGCGACCGATGCCGTCAACCTCCAGCAGCTCCAGGCGTACGTCAAGGGTCTGACCTGGAAGCAGGCCGTCCGGGTCAAGGATGGTGGCTCCAACATCACGGTGGCCTCGCCGGGTGCCACGATCAACGGCGTCACGATGGCGACCAACGACCGCGTGCTGCTGGCCAATCAGACCACCGCCTCCGAGAACGGCATCTACGTCTGGAACGGCGCTGCGGTCGCCATGACCCGCGCTCTGGACGCGACCAGCTCGGGTGGCGCTCCGGACGGCGTGCAGACCCTGCTGGGCGGCATGACGGTCTACGTCGAGCAGGGCACGACCAACGCCGACACCGCATGGACCCTGACCACCGACGATCCGATCACGCCCGGCACCACGGCGCTCACCTTCGCCCAGCTCGGCGGTGGTACGACCTACACCAACGGCAACGGCCTGAACCTGACCTCGGGCAGCTTCTCGATCAAGCTGCCCGCCAGCTCGGGCCTGATCGTGGACGGCACCGGCCTCTACCTCGACGTGACGATCGCGGTCAAGAAGTACGCGGTCAACGTTGGTGATGGCACCAGCACGGCGATCGTGATCACCCACAGCCTTGGCACCCGCGACGTGATCGTGGCGCTGTACGAGATCGGCTCCTCGGCCTACTACGAGGTCGAGACCGACGTGGTGCACACCAGCACCACCACGTGCACGCTGAACTTCGCCGTCGCGCCTACCTCTGGCCAGTACCGCGCTGTGGTGCACGGCTAATGCGGAAGGCGCTCGGCGCCCCACCGAGCGCCGCTAACGAGGAAGCCACCAAGGGCTATGTCGACGGTGCCGTCGTCACGCTCACGGCGGCGACCTACACCGCCAACAACCGCGACATCATCCTGGCCAACTGCGCAGGCAACAGCGTCACGGTCACGGTGCCGAACTCGGCTGGTGCACAGGTCACGGTCAAGCGGGTCGACAGCTCGACCACCAACACACTGACCGTCGTCGCCAGTTCCGGCACGATCGACGGCGACGCGAACGCCACCATCATCGGCAAGGAGACCTCGGCGGTCTTCGTCGGCGATGGGACGAACGTCCAAGTCGAGGCCGTCAGCGTTGCTCAGTATTCGCAGGCCACTCCGGCACCGACGGCCAGCACGGTCATGTCGCGCGACAGCAACGGTCGTTCCCAGGTCGCCACTCCGAGCGGCAGCAGCGACATCAGCACCAAGGGTTATGTCGACGGGCTGTTCTCCGCGCTTCCGACTGGCGTCGCGGCGCTGATCACGAACTGGGATACCGCGCTCTCGATCGTCTCGACTCCCTACGTCTCTGCGCCAAGTGCGACCGGCGCCCCGACCTTGATCTGGTACTACCAGGGCACCTGCTTTAGCCCTGACGGTGGCGGCACTTATATCCAGACCGTCACTGCTTACAGCCGTCTCAGCGCGGCGGGCATGTTCCAGCGGTACTACACAGCAGGTGCCTGGCAAGCATGGGTCATGATCGGCGGTCCTCCTACGCTCCTGGCAGCGACCTCGTTCCCCACGACACCGGCAACGGCAGCATGGACGGAGTGCTCGTTGGCGAGCATCGTTCAGCAGGGTTGCTTGGATCGCACGAGCGTTGCGAACTACGGCCTTCTTTTGCCCCTGGCGGGTTGGTATGACTTCTTCCTGAGCGTCGCGTGGCCCGGCAATGCCACTGGTCGACGCATTGTCGGTGTCGGCCCTCAGGGTGGCACTTCGGCTATCGCCACCGATTACGACAACCGCACGGCGGCTGGTGCCGCTGGCATGAACCAAAACGTGCACATAGGTCCGCTCTACGTGAGCGCGTTGACCAACATGACCATGTGGATTTACCAGGACTCTGGCTCCGCACTCGTTCCCGCCGTCCTCCAGATGACCGCACAGCCGGTGAGTGCCTGATGCCCATAATCCAGCCAGTCTCCTTGCCGCTCAACACGGTCACCACGATCACCGCCAACGCGACCGGCGTGGATGGTCAGACCCTGTTGGCCAACTGCGCGGGCGGCAACATCACCGTCACCGTGCCGCACGCGACTGGTCAGCAAGTCACGGTCAAGCGCATCGACAGCTCAACCAACACGCTCACGATCGTGGCCGACTCGGGAACTATCGACGGCGATGCGAATGCGACGCTCGTCGGAATCGAGGCGGCGGCCACCTTCGTCGGCGACGGCACCAACGTGCAGATCAGAAGCGTCAATGGCACCCAGTACCAGAACACCTCGATCGCCGGTGTGGCCAACACCCTGGCCCTGCGCGACGGCTCTGGCCGCACCAAGTTCGTCGATCCCTCTGCTGCCCAGGATGCTGCGACCAAGAACTACGTCGACACTCGCGCGCTGCCGACTTCGGTCGTGAGCGCCTTCGTGGCCTCACTGACTCCGCACGCTCGCTATATGGCCTATGCCAACTCGGGCTCCTTCAACATCAACCTGCCAGGCAGCCCGACGGCGGGCGACGAGTGGTACATCAGCAAGACCGACAACTCACTCAACGCGGTCGGCATCGTCACCCCGCTCGGCAGTCTCTCGTGGACATCGGGCGCGATTGTCGGCAACTACACGGGTGGCCTGAGCTTCCCCGGCGACGCGCTGCACATCTACTACGACGGCACCTACTACTACTGGGAGTACAGCAGCGCGGCGGGGCCCTACCTGCCCTGGACGCCCACGCTTATTCAGAACGGCGCGGCGCTGACCAAGACGGTCAACTTCGCTCGGTACAACCGCATCGGTGGACGTGTGCACGCCTACTGCCAGGTGACCCCGACTCAGGCCGGGTCGGTCGGCATCATCACGCTCTCGTTCCCGGTTCAGCCAGCGAACGCCGCCCAACCGCTCAACGGCCAGTTCTGGTGGCTCCGTGGCGCGCACTACAGCGGCTTCCCGAGCGTGTTCGGGTCGGTCGGTTCCTATACCGTCATTGGCATTGGCTCGAACCCCAGCGCGCCGACCACCACGGCTATGGGCGCCGGTCTTCCCGCATTGGCCATCGTCTCCGGGGACACCCTCGGCTACTCGATCATCTACGAGGGGTAGACCGTGCCCGTCATCTACTCACCAAATCTGACGCCCGTCCATTCCGGCGTGCTGGTCACGGCGGCGACCTACTCAGCCTCGGACGGCCAGATCATTCGGGCTGACTGCACGAGCAACAACATCACCATCACGGTTCCGAACAATGCGATGGCCACGGTGGTCATCAAGCGCATCGACTCCAGCGCCAACACTCTCACGGTGGTGGCCAGCTCGGGCCTCATTGACGGCGATGCCAACGCGACGATGAATGGTGCCCAGGTTGCGGCGACCTTCATTGGCGATGGGACGAACGTCGAAATCAGCTCGGTCTACGGCACCTCGACCGGGACCGCGCTGCCGTTTACCTGGAAGGGCGCCTGGACCAACAACACGAGCTATCTGGCCGGTGACGTGGTGTATTACACCTCGACTAGCAATGGCCGCGTCCTCTACCAGGCACTCAATAGCATCACCGCAGCCGTGCTGCCCGCAACCAACAAGAACCCGCTGTCCGACACAGCCAACTGGCTGCCGCTGAGCTACAACGCCCCAACTCGAATGGCCGAGACCGAGTGGTCCTATCCGACCCTCCAGAACTCCTGGGTGAACTACGACAACGGGTGGAGCTATCCGCCCGCCCGCTACAGGCAGGATCGGTACGGCAAGATGCGCCTGTCCGGCCTGATCGCTGGCGGCACCAGCACGCTCACCATCATGTCGGTCCCTAGTAACCTCGCGCCCGAGAACGCCATGTTGTTCACCGTCGCGGCCAACGGTGGCACCGCCCAGATCACCGTGCTCCCGAGTGGCGCGATCTACTGTTCGAGCTACACCAACGGTGGCACGAATGCCTACGTGAGCCTGGAGGAAATCTCCTGGTTCCCAGCCGGGACGATTACCTGGACCTATCCGACACTGCTCAATAGCTGGGTGAACTACAGCGCGTCGTCCTACGGCCAGGCGCGCTACTACATCGACCCTGATGGTGTCGTGCACTGGGACGGCCTCATCGCAAGCGGTGCCATCACCTCGTCGATTGCGACACTCCCCACCGCAGCGGCCACAGATGGCAGCAGTGAGCAAATGTGGGCCTCGGGTTGCGCTGCCGGGGTCGCGCGCATCGACGTGACTACGACCAACGTCTTCGTCTCGGCCTACAGCACGAGCGGCAATAACGGCTACCTGAGCCTGACTCAGTTGGAGTACCCAGGGGCCGGTCACTCGCTGACCTGGCACACCTGTTCGACGGCCTATCTGAACTCCTGGGTGAGCTACGGTGCGCCGTTCTCGGCAGCGCGTTTCTGCAAGTCCCCCTCCGGCCTCGTCTATTGGGATGGACTCATCAAGCTCGGGACATCTGGTGGTGGGTCTCCCATGACTGGACCAGTCCCTCCCGGTTTCCGGGGTGGCTATGGGAGTCAAATCTATATGTCCATCGCCGGAAACTTCGCCGCGCGGGTTGATGCGCTCTATGCCAGTGGGTCAATCGCCTTGATCGCTTTTCTCGTCACGGGTGGGACTAACGGCTTCGTCAGTCTCAACAACGTGCGCTACCTCGCGGAGGGCTGATGCCAATCCTTACCGGCCCTCGCGCCATTGCGATCAACGTCAAGTGCCGCGTCAGCATTACGACGGCCTACACCTTCCCTGCTGGGATCGTGAAGTTTGCCAACATTGACGTCGACTCGCACGGTGCCTACAACGCGGCTCTCGGGGCATGGACATGCCCGGTCGCTGGCACCTATCTGGTCACCGCCGCGCTCAAGGATGGCTCTGTCGCCTCGGCGATGACGGTCTTCATCTGGAAGAACGGCGCGCAGTACATCATGAGCGGCAACACCTCGTCGCAATCCTTCGCGGGCAACTCGGCGACCGCCGTCATGGACCTCGCGGTCGGCGACTACATCCAGATCGTCACTCAGGCAGTTACGGCGGCTCAGCTCGACACCCCCGCCGTTGGCAACTACCTGCACATCCAGTTCCTGGGTGGTCAGACGCTCACCAATGTCGGGTCAGGGAGCACACCCGGCACGGTGATGATGCGGGATGCAAACGGACGAGCGTCTGTTGCCGATCCGTCGGCGAGCACCGACATCGCCACCCGCAACTACGTGGACGCCAAGTACAAGGGCCCTTATATCCCAGGTAGCGCCTACAGCCGAGGCGACCAGGTGGACTATCGCGGCACGCGCTACATTGCTGCGCTCGATCTTCCCGCCTACAGCACCGCCCCCACCCTGATCACCAGCTTCTCCTCCAGCGGCACGACGGGTGGTGCGTTCTTCGGCACGGTCGCCGTACCGGCTGGCACGGCTGCGGGCGACACGGTGATCATGACGCTGGCCAGTACCACGGCGCTCACCTTCACGCTCCGGCTGGCTGGCTGGCGTCAAGTCTGGCGCGGTGTCACTTCGACGCCGAACCTGTTCAACCTGGTGCTCACGCATGTCGTCACTGCGGGCGAGGTCACGGCTGGCAACTTCGGGCTCGGTTTCACGGCAGCCAATGGCCAGCAGAGCATCGAGATGTTCGTCTTCCGTGGCGTGTTCGACATCGACTGGGCGAACGTCCGGGCGGCTTCGGGAGCTAATGCGGCTGGCACCACGGACACCGTGGTTCCCGCGACAACCGGTGCGACTCAGGCGCCGATGTTCGTTATGACTGCCGCCTTCTTTGGTGCCAGCACCGTCAATGCGATCAACTACATCCCGGCTGCCACCGCCTCTGGCTCCACCGGCACCCAGACCGACAGCGGCATGGCCTACTCCTCGCACACTCCAGGCACCACGATCAACACCCAGAACATCCAGGCGACCTGGACGACCAACGGCGCGAACGCCTACTCGGTGGCGATCATCCCGCTCCTCGTCACCTACGTCGCACCCGGCACTTTCGGCTACTGGGTGGCGATTGGCAACGTCGATGTGAGCGTCTGTCGCTTCCGGGCCCAGATGCAGAGCACGACGGCGGGTACGAACATCGCGGTCAGCTCCATCACCACCGACAACGGCGGTTCGTCCACCCAGGGTGACCCTCTCTACGGGCTCGGCTGGGATTCGATCCACAGCTACTGGGTGTGTCCTCAATCGGGCGTCTATGACCTCGACTGGCTGATCGGCAATCACTCCAGCCTTGCCACTTCACTGAACGTCTACGTGAGCAGCGTGCTGGTCTACACATCGAATGCCGTTGCGTCCCTTAGTGCGTACGCGCTTTCTCAGATGCTTGAGCTGAACTACGGCGATGTGGTGGCGATCCAAACGTCAGCCTCGTTGGGCGTGACGGCAGGCAATCACTACTTCACCATGAAGCGCATTGGGCCGCTATAGACGCCCGTCCGAATCGCCGATGGAGGAATCATGTCCGTTGACCTCTCCGACTACGTGGCGACGCTTCGCCGCGAGGTGACGCCGCCTGGGTCCACGACTTTCGCCACTGTCAGTGACGATGTGTTCGTGGGCTACCTTGCCGACGCCTTCTGGGAAGTCCGGCTCGACGGGTTCATGGAGCCCTACTCCAGCGATGACGCCGGGATTGTGCTGCCGGTCGGTGACGCTCAGGTCGTCGCGGGCGCCACCGACTACACGCCGACCACCTTCGATCCGAACAAGGACATCTCGCGCTCGGACATCGCGCTGGTCTGCCTCTACGCGGGCATCAAGATCATCCGCAACCGGCTCATGGAGCAGGCCACTCGGACCAAGGCGCAGGCGGGCCCGGTCCAGTTCGAGCAGGACTTCTCGGCCAACCTGCTCACCGAGATGCTCAAGGAGCTGACGGCCACCAAGAACCGGCTGCTGTTCCTCAAGACCTACAACCAGGACGTGACGCTGATCGACGTGTTCTCGGCTCGCTCGGCCAGCGCGTCGTCCTACTCGGGCTACCTCTACGACTGGTACACCGGAGCGTTCGGGGGCAACCAGTTCGACATGTATGACGTTGGCGGGTTCATCTAGTGGCCAACGATCTCCTGGGCTTCGACGCCGATCTCTTCCGGACCAACATCACCAACACGATGGTGATGGGCCTGCCCGTGCCTGTCGACGAGCGTCCGACTTTCTACTTCCCGGTCACGACCACCTATCCGGATGGCACGCTGCTCGACTCCGAAGGGAAGCCCATTGATCCACGGATCACCCCAACCCGTACCTCACCGGCCTCGGTTCAAGTCCCGTGTGCCGTTGAATACGCGACGGATACATCGAACAACCAAGACCTCGTGGGAACCTTTTGGGCCACCCGAGCCACCATCACCCTCCTCGACATCCACTACGCCCTCGTCAAGGACGCGATCGAAGTAGACCTGGCGAAGCGGCGCTACCTCATCCAGGAGCTGACCGAGGTGGGGTTGAGCACGGTGACGGTGTACTCGCTGATCTGCTTCCGCAAGGGGGTCGAGACTTCCTAATGCCAGACACAGTGATCGACACGGGGGTCGGCGGCTATGTCCGGTGGCGGGGCCGCATGGTGCGCAGCTCGGTGTTCAACGACCTCAAGCGCACGCTGACCGCGACCGGCTGGCTGGACACCGAGCTGGAGTACCCGTTCCAGGTGCGCGAGTTCTTCGCCGAGTTCTCGGTCTACGTGCAGGACGCCATCCACGTGAACACGATGGTCATCGACAACGGCGACCCGACGCCCATCGGCGAGTGGGAGCTGGGCGGCGACATGACCCGTACCTACCGCTTCTCCTTGGGCTTCTACGCCCAGGACGATGAGACCGGCCTGGCTGTCTTCTCCGACCTCCAGGATCGCTATGACGGGCTGACCGAAATCCCCTACGTCGCGCTCTACAACTACAACGCGGCCACCCCACCGCTGATTCGCTACATGGAGGTCGAGGGGTTTCAGTACGCCAGGGCGCCGCAAGACGCAGTGCCGTATGAGCATCACTTGTTCTTCGCAGAGCTGATGGTGCGGGACTTCATAGATGGAGACAGGACAACGATGCAGCCATGAGCATCCCGGTCAAGCAGTTCCTCAAAGCGAGACGGGATCGAGCCCTCGGCAGCATTTTGGGCTACGCGGAACGGGAAATCTTTCCGAAGCTCTCCGCCGAGGAGAAGCTCAAGTTTCGGCAGATCGTGCTCGACAGCCTCAACAGCTACCACGACTCGGCTCTCGACTTGTTCAAGAGCGACGTGGGGTCGATCCATAACGACGAGCTGATCGGCTTGCTGGAGCGCATTGAGCAACGGCTCCCGAAGACGTAGAGGAGAAACAGACGTGCGTACGTTTGACATCATCATGCTGATCGTCGGTGGCGTGCTGTTCGTGGTCGCCGGTGCCGTGCTCACTCCGGCCCACCCCAAGGTCGCCTGGCGCGGCAATCTGATCGCCCTCGGCCTGCTGGCCGTCCTGGTCGTCATCCCACTGGTGACGCTGATCAAGAACGGCTAAGCCATGCCCATGACGATCAGCGCCAAGGGCAAGCGGTTCATGAACATGTCGACGCTGGCCACTCAGTTCGCGGCCAAGATCGACCCCATCACCGAGTCGGCAGCCAGGGCGGCGACCGATGCCTCTCGGCTCCAGTTCAACCGATTGGCCGGGCACCGTCCGATCGCACCGCCTCGATCGGGCCGGGCGACCACGGGCGGCGCTTTCGCCAGCCTGCTGACCTGGACGGCGGCGGGCGGCAACATCGCGTTCGACATCGGAGCATTGCCGCCGTCCTACGTCTATGTTCAGGAACTCGGGACAGGGCCGGGGGCTCGGGGCAACATCATCGACCCGATCGGTGCCGTGGTGGTGGCGACCATCGACATTCCCTCGCAGAAGGGGCGCAAGATTCCCCGCGACCTGGTGTGGGGTAGCGGTCCTGGCGGCAACGCATCCGACCCGCACAGCGGCGTGGGCCACGAGCAGCTCTACTCGAAGTCGACCCTCGATGCCAAGAGCGTGCGGGCCCTCAATGGGCGTCGACTGATCATCAAGCGCGAGATCGTGGGCAAGCACTTCATCGCGCAAGGCGGCACGATCGGCTATCTCCAACTCCGGCGCGAGCTTGTCGATGAGGCCATACGGACTTTCCGATGACTGCTGAGGGGCGTCGAAGGGAATCCGCCTAACCGGTCAACCGATGGCCCAAGAGAGGAGGCAACATGGCTATCAGGGCAGGTCAGATTCTGCACGCGATGAACCAGTTCATCGTCGATCGGATTCAGACGGGTGGTGCGGGTAACCTCAACATCCCTCAGAACCGTGTCTACGAGCTGGGTAACTACCAGAGCGTCGGAATCGTGCGTGACGTACCGGACCTGAGCTTCACTCTTGACGTGCTGGACGTAGGCACTCAGGTGGAGGCTCTCGTCACCGGAGCAGTACGACCAGACAACGACACCGATCACCCACTGGGAGATGGAACGACTCCGGGTGCGAGCTACGATCTTTCGCTCGCCATCCCGGCTGACATCATCTCGCCGTTCAAGACGGACCAGGGTGCCTACAGCGTCGTCAAGGGCGTAGCAGTACCCCAGCTCTCGCTGGAGCAAGTGCAATACACGTACGGCTTGACCGCGAATGCGGGAGAGAACTGGACCCTTCGCGGGGACAGCATCTACTACATTCCGGGCGTTCCGTTCCTGGCTGTCTACGCAGGCGACGGCACGACCACCACGTTCGTGTTCCAGACGGCGGATGCGACTCCGGTCGCGTTGCACGCGCTGCTCTACACGGAACAGGGACAGAACCAGTACGCGCTGAACGTCTCGGTCAATGGCAAGCGCCAGCGTCGAGACGTGGATTTCACGGACACCAACACGCACGTGGTCTTCACGACCGCGCCCGCCAACGGTGCCGTCATCCGCATCACCTTCGGTGCCAACGAGAACGCGGCTTCGGCCCCGATCACGGCAACGTACTCGCAGTCGGTGCACAGCGATCTGTCGGTCAAGCCTGCTGCCATCCGTGGTCGTGACATCCGTGTCAAGATCGGCGGACTCAACATCAGTCACAAGTGGCACGACGTTCAGTCCTTCCAGGCGAACTGGCGTGTCACCCTCGACAACGACTACGAGTTCGGCGACGCGCACGCGGTGAACCGCGACTTCATCGACCCCCCGGATGTCTCGGGGACGATCGGTCTCAAGGCCATCACGGTTGCGGCACTGTTCGACAAGCTATTCCAGATCACCGGCGTTCCGACGACTGATGTCATCGGCCCGCAGTCCTCGGTGACCGTCCCGATCATCGTCGAGCTGCTCAACCCGGCCTCGGGTGGCACTTCGCACGTTGCTCAGGGCGCGGTTCTCAAGACCCTCTTCATCCCGGATGCTCGCTTCACCATTCCGGGCTACGAGGGCCGCGTGAGCCAGAAGCTGACCTCCGATGTGGCCTACACCTCGGACAAGGGTCTGCTGTACGTCATCAAGGGCCAGGCGACTCTGGCTCAGCTCCAGGCATTCTCCGGGTCGAGCAACACGATCGTCCCGGACTAGAGCCTTCGGCTACTGCACGACACTGCTCGCGGGGGTTGGGAGACCAGCCCCCGCGACGTGGTGAGGACTGGAACCCGGACTAGCTGAGGAGTTGTCGCTGTGGCGACCAAAGCAAAACTGACGCGCATCGAAAAGCGGAAGAAGCTCGAAGCCCTCTTCGATCGTGGCGCGTATGTCTACTTCAACGCAGAGCCTGACGGGACCGTCGTTGTCCGCAAGGACGGCGAGGAGCAGCCCGAGGACATGCGTATCTGGGTCCGACCAGCCTCCCCATTGCAGCGCGAGATGGTCGTGCGTGAAGCCCAAGCAGCCCGCGCTCGCGCGATGGTCACGGCCCGCGACGAAGACTCCCGCGAGTGGATCACGATCCGAGGCTTCATCGCCGCCCTGACGATGGACGGCCTCGTGGAGTACGTGATGGACCTGGACGAGGCCACGCGGCTGTCTGAGGCCCGGCGCGACGTGCTCAAGGAGAAGGAGTGGGAGGACTTCAACGCGCTGCGCGATGCCATGCGCCAGTTCGAGGAGTCCGGCGCCGAGCGGGATGACCCCGAGTGGGCCTCGCTCATGAAGCGCGACCAAGCCTTCGGTGATCAGGTCGCTGACCGGGCCGACGAGCTGCGCGCGGACGCTCGTGAGGCGTTCAAGCTCATGCCTCGTCCCGACCTGGAGAAGCGGGCATTCGAGAAGCGCCTGGACCAGGCTGGCTCGGCGGCGTTCATGGACTCCTACGAGACGTGGATGCTGTACTACGCCTGCCGCGACGACGACGACCATCTCGTCCAATACTTCGACGACCCGGACGACCTCAAGTCCGCGCCGCAGGAGTTGCAGGACGGTCTGAGCAACCGTCTCGCCCGGTTCATCACCGACGCTGGTGAAGCAAAAAACTCGCAGGGGGCGGTAGCTGGCTTGCCATCATCAGCGCCGTCCGACGCTCCGGAGATTTCCGAGTCATCTACCCCCGAGGAATCAAGCGACTAGAGGACGTGCCGTGGCCGCTGCACGAGGCGATCGTGCACGGTCTGCAAATCCTGAGCTGGTACGAGAACTACGTCGAGAAGGAGATTCCCCCGGACACGATCTGGGATGACGCCGAGGGAATCGAGGAGTGGTTCAAGGCGGTCAAGATCAAGAACGACGCCAAGTACACCGACGGCGTTCCCCAGGTCGACAACGACAACGACGATCCAGAAGTAGGCAATCAAATGATCGGCAATGACCTCGCGGGCTTCTTCCGGGAGTGATCAGAGCCGAGACAGAACACAGGACATGGGACTGCACGGGCTAGTTGGACTCGGGAACACCGTACGGAGTAGGAACGGAGCTGCCGAGTCGTGGCGACCAACGACTTCTATCTGAACTTCGGCTCGGACGCCAACCCCTTCGCCAAGGAGCTAGCGACCGAGCTGGCTCCCGGTATTGCCCAGATCAACGCGCTCACCGAGGCGATCCTCAAGTACGACGAAGCGGTCGGCTCGCTGCACACCGGCAACCCGCTCGGCAACCTATTCGGCCAGCTCGATCAGGCCAGCGCCAAGCTGGAGTCGATCGGCGGGGAACTCGGCACCGCGTTCGAGAAGATCACCACCTCGCTCGGCACCCTGACCGGCCAGCTTCGTGGTGCGCTCACCGAGATCAGTCAGGCCACTCGTGCGGCTGCCGACGCGGGCAAGGTCAAGCCACCGCCGCCACGGACGCAAGCGACTCAGGTCACCGATGAGGAGCTGAGCCCGGCCAAGCTCGCGCAGACCCAGCGCACCGTCGCCGTCGCCACGACCAACGGCGATGCCGCTCGCAACGCCGTCAAGCGTGTCGCCGACATCAATGCCACCCTGGCTCGCAACGCCGCCGACTCTGCCGACCAGCTCATCAAGCTCGGCGAGGCCATCCGCTCCCTGACCACGATGACCAAGGTCAGCACCAGGGGCGTCACCGAGGGCCGGTTCCAGCAGAACACCGTCTACGTGCAGGGCGGTGGAGCAAGTGCCGAGCATCTCGGCAACGTCAGTCCCGCCGTGGTGCAGGCCGTCCTTGCCCAGGCTGGTATCCAGGAAGCCCAGCAGGCGCCCGTCCGCGATCAGGCGCACCAGGCTCAGCGCGACGCCTCCGACGCCCAGCAGCGAGCCCAGCAGCTAGAGCGTGCCGGGTTCACCGCTGCCGCGCAGCCGGGTCTCTACCAAGTGCCGGGCGAGACCGCGACGCGCACGGTCACCAACCGGATCAACCCCGGCGAGTCCTTCGACGACTACTTCGCGCGGGTGGCCAGTAACACCCAGGGGCTCAACCGCATCCGGCAAGAGGTCGTCCAGCGCAGCGAGTCCCGCGTAGGCATCCAGGGCAGCCAGGACATCCAGGATGTCCAGCGGCTCATCGGTCGACGTGGCCTGGAGACCCTCAGCGGGCCCGAGCACGCGGCGCTCAACGATGGCCGGACGCCGGGCTCGATCCCGACTTCGACAATAAGGGCGTCCGTCCAAAGCGTTCTAGGTCCGTCGAACGCGCTGACCCCTGAACAATATGCACTCGTTCCGCAGGCCCTGGCTGAGTTCAAGGCGATGCAGGCGGACTTCGCCGCGTTGGCCAAGAGTGATGTGGCCTCGCGGATCAGCGCCAACCCTGCCGAGACCTTCGCCTTCGCCCCCGAGCGGGCGCCCACCGAGGCGACCACCAAGGCGGGCCGGGCTCGCGGTCTTGGTCTTTCCGATCCCTTCGGCCAGGTGCAGGACTACCGGGCTGCGGTCAGCGAGTACGACCTGGCCAACCCCGACAACCCCGGCGTCGGCGTCCGTGCTGCCGCCGAGGAGCGGATCGCCAACGGTCGGGCCAATTCTCGCGCCTACCGCCCGCTCAATGACGGGCTCAACGTCCGTCCCGAGACCGTGGTCATCGGCGACACAGGCCGGGCGCCCAAGGCTCCCGCCGACACCACGGCCAAGTACGACCAGATGGTCGAGCAGGAGATCGCCGCCGCCCGTGAGGCACGGCAAGCTGCCGAGGAGTCCGGGCAGGCTGCGGTCAAGATCACCGAGGCGGCGACCAAGCTCGAAGAAGTTGCCAGCGGTGGTGGTCGCGGGCCCCGTCCTCCTCGTCCTCCGCGTCCACCAGCAGGCGGCTCAGAAAATGAGCAGCCAGAAGAAGAACCGACGGGCGTCAGTTCTCCGCGTGCCACGCGCCGGGGTCAGCCGTACCCGACTCCGGAGTCCTCGCCGAAGGTGGCCGAACTCCAGGCCGCACTGGATGAGAACACGCGAGCCGTCCTGGAGGATGTCAAGGCCAAGCTGCCGGGACTCACCGGCAATGCACGGGCCGCTGAGATCGAGCGGGCCGGTACCGCGTTCGCCGCCGACCCGGCGTTCGGCAACATCGAGGGTGGTGTCCGAAACCAGCGTCGCTCGCTCGGTGGTCTGCTCGGACTGAACACAGGTGGCGCGGACTACCAGACCCTCGGCAACGTCCTGGGTGCTCAGGGCAGTGGCACGGCGCAACTGCTCGGTGGCCGGTCCAACGTCTCGGAGACCCAGCAGGCGGCTGAGGCCGAGGCGCGCTACGCGGCTGCCCTGGCTGAGACCGAGGGCAAGACGGTCGCCGAGACCAACGCGATCCTTCGCCGGTTCAAGGCACAGGAGCAGCTCAACGCGGCCAACGCCCAGGGCAGCACGCTCCAGCGGGCATCGGCTCAGATCGGTCTCAACAACGCCGACGAGGACTTGTCCAAGACCCGTGCCAGCATCTCGGCTAGGAACACCCCGCAGACGCTCCAGCAGGGACTGTTCGGTCAGGCTGGATTCGCGCAGAACCAGCTCCGCCACGTCGGCCTCGGGCTCGAAAACGTAGTTGGATACACGTTAGTTTTCACGGGCTTCGACAAGCTCCAGGAACTGGCGCACACCGGCCTGGAGTCTGACGCGGCATTCGTGCGGCTCCAGGCGTCCTTGGAGGCCAACGGGATCGCAGCGGGCAACCTGCGCACCCAGCTCGCTGGCATCTCGGCCAGCACCGCGACGCCCTTGCAGCACACCATCGAGGCCGCGTCCGAGCTGGCCGGTGTCTTCAACAACGCCGCTGACCTGGCCTTCGGCACGAAGATCGCTGCCCAGCTCGCCAACATCAGTCAGGGCACGCTCACCGCCAAGGAGGCGGCGGTCGGCCTGCGGGATGTCATCGACGCCTACGCCCAGGACTGGGCAGCGGCGGGCGTCTCGGCCAAGGACGCGATCCAGCAGACCGGCGATGAGGTCGCTCGGCTGTCGCAGACCACGGGTGTCGGCGTCAAGGACATCCTGGAAGGCACCACTCAGTTCGCCCAGGAAGCGCACGACTATCACCTGGACCAGAACCAGGCTGCCACCATCGCGGCCTACGCGAGCCGGGCGACTGGTGAGACCGGCGAGCAGTCGGCGTCGCAGGCGTCTCGATTCCTGGCCACGCTGCGCAACCCGAAGCTCCAGCAGATTCTGACGACCACCCAAGTTCCTGGCGAGCGCGGTGCCAACGGCGCTCCGGTCACCGTGGCCTCGGCCCAGCAGTTCGCCAGCGGTGACATCTCGGGCGTCCTGACGAGCCTGCTGACCAACTTCGACAAGCTCACCCCGTCTTCCCAGGCGGCAATCCAGCAGATCGCCGGTGTCGGCATCCAGGCGCGTGTCTTCTCCGCGATCATGCACGACGGCACGACGATCTTGCAGCAGTTCACCGACGCTCAGAACGCGGCTGGTGCCCTGGCCAAGCAGAACGCGAGCTACCTGCACACCGTTGCGGGCGAGATCAAGCAGTTCGACGAGGACTTCCAGAACCTCGGCAACACCCTGACTCGGCTCGGTGCCTTCGACTCGATCGGCCTGTTGGCCAAGGCGGCTGACGATCTGGTCAAGGCGTTCTCGGCGTTCTTCAACCTGATCGCCGACTTCGCCGACTCGAACCCGTTGACCAAGGCGCTCCTCCCGGCCCTCGTGGTGACCGGCGAGCTGGCCGTGGCGTTCAAGCTCCTTGCTGGCGTGGGGGCGTCTGTCTTCGGCAGGGCCGGTCTCCTTACTGCGGTCAACGCAAGCTCGGTTGGCAGCCCGGTCATCGGTGCTGGCGGGGTGGCCACCGGCGAACTTGTCGCGGCGCAGTACGGTCGACTTAGCCCAGGCCGCATCCTCAACGGCACCCTCGGGGCCGGGGCTCGGGTCACGGCTTCCGATGTCGCCACCCGCGAGGAGCAAGTCCTCAGTCGCGGTGGTCTACGCGGTGTCGCGGGATCGGTTATTGGCCTACCCGGTCGGGCCTACCGGTCGGTCAGCGGTGGAATCAGTGGCATCGCTGCTGAGCAGCGCGCATCGTTCGTCGCCTCCGAGGCGTCGCGCATCGAGGCCGAGCAGGCTGCCGCTGGCTTCCGGTACAACTCGGCGGGCCGCGCGGTCAGCACGACCGGCATCGGCAGCTTCGTTCCCGTCTCCAGTATTCCGGAGAACCTCCGGGGCACGCCCGCTTCGCTGGCCGAGGAGTCCACTCAGAGTGCCGCGCGCCGCATCGGCGCCGTGGCTGGCGATGTAGGCACTCGCGGTGTCGGCGCACTGGAGAAGGGCCTCAACAGCAGCCTCGGCAAGATGATCGGTCTCGGTGCCGCACTGGCGGTCGTCGGCGTGGTCGCGGATCAGATCATGGCCGCGCGAGCGCAGGACAAGGCCGACCAGAAGACCGGTCAGATCACCTTGGGAACCCTTGACGGAACCCAGGCGGCGAAGGACGCGGCAGCGAAGGCCAGCGCGGCGACGGGGACCAATGCCGACCCGTTGAGCGCGATTCAGCAGGCGGGAAAGCGGGCTGGCTCGGCGGGCGGTTTCGCCACGTTCGGCTCGCGGATCATCTCCGGCGACGTGACGGCGACCGACGGGTTCCAGGGCGTCAGCGACAAGTACAGCAACGACTACATCAAGCTGGTGCTGAGCCAGAACAAGGCCATCCGCGCGCTGCCCAAGGACGCCAGCGTCGATGACATCAACGCGGCCAAGGCTGCCAGCGACAAGGACTTCCAGAACCAGGTCGACGGGCTCGTCAAGGAGGCGGGCAACAAGAACAACCAGACCCAGGCCATTGCTGAGCTGGCCACTCTCAAGGAGCGGACGGACGAGTCCTACGCCAAGCGGCTCCTTGTCGCCCAGGGGCTGAGCGGGCTCGACGCGCTCAACGCCACCCAGGTCGGTCAGCTCGGCACCTACTACGCGCAGCTCAGTCAGTACAACAACAAGACGCTCTCCGAGATTCAGGGGCTCAACCAGTCGCTCCAGCAAGACCTCGGACTGACGCCCGGCTCGGCGGCGGACAAGCAGAGCAAGATCGCACTCGGCCTGCCGGGATCGACCCAGCCTGCCTACACCGACGGCACGACCACCAACGCCGAGCACGCTCAGACGATCCTCCCGACCGACCAGGAGCGTCGGGACGCCGAGATCGCCAGCATCAAGTTGGGCCTGGCTCAGGACGCGACTCGACTGGCCGATACGACGGGGCAGTACGCGACCGGTGGCAAGGGCTCGGCCCGTGAGGCGTTGCAGCAGCAGGACGCTCAGCAGGCCCAGCTTCTCCAGCAGTTGCAGACCCAGAACGACACGGTTGCGGTCAACCTGCCGCAAACGCAGGCGACGAACGCACTCAACGTCGGCAACACCGCCGACGCGGTGAAGTACCTGAATCAGACCAAGACGGCACTCCAGGCTCTGATTGCACCCGGTGGCACGTACGACTCCAGCCAGAAGGAGTATTACGACACCCTGGCTCAGATTCAGGATGCGCAACTCAAGCTCGCCCAGCTCAAGTACCAGGAGTCGACCGACGCTGCGGCCCTCGAAGCAGCGGGTAGCAACGACGCGGCGACCAAGGCTCGGGACGCGCAGATTCAGGCCAACAACAACCTCCAGGCGGCGAAGGACGCCGGACTCCAGGGAACGGCTCTGGCGCCGTACCAGCAAGCTCAGGCGGCGGCAGACCTCGGCGCGCGCTCGACGCAGCAGTCGATCACCCAGGCGCAACTCGGCGCGCAGTTCGCAGGCGTGCGCAGCGGCACCGGGCAGGCTCGGGCCGCGATCACCGAGGCGGCACAGCGCGAGAATGCCTACCGGGGTGGTGGGTCACTCGCTGATCAGGCCAGCTACTACGCGGCGGTGCAGTCCTACACCCAGGCGCAGGCTCAGTTGCGTGATGCTCTGGAGGCCGACGCGCAGGGTGCCTACGACGCTGCCTCGGCGATTCAGAAGCTGCACGGCGACGAGGTGGGTGCGGCGCAGACCGCGTACGCCAAGGCGCAGGCCAACTACACCTACCAAGTCAAGGAGTACGGACAGAACTCCGCGCAGGCTGAGGCTGCCTTCGCGTCGACTATCCAGGCCCAGCAGGCGGTCCAAGCTGCCGCGCTCGCGCAGATCACGGCGGGTCTGGACTTGGAGATCGCCGAGCTGAACGCTCGCGGCGTCGGGCAGGGTGGTGACGCTGGCCAGGCGGCGGCGGGTGTCGCGGTACAGAAGGCTCAGGCTGCCCTCAACAGCTACCAGGCTGCGGGTGGTCAGACCGGCACGGCGCAGAGCGATCAACTGCAAGCCGCTCTCGTCACGGCCCAGCGCAGCCAGTTCGACACCGCGCTCAACGCCCAGCTCGACACGCTGGACTTCCAGAAGCAGACGTACCAGATCACCGGTGCACAGGAGGTCGCGGCTCTCCAGCAGATTCTCCAGAACAAGCAGCTCACGCTGGCTGAGCAGCGCAACATCACCTTGAAGATCAAGGGGTTGCAGGACGACATCCGCAACCAGCTCACCTCGGGCGGTCTCAACATCCCGTCCGACATCAAGCTGCCCACGGCCTATGACGTGCGGCGCTCGCTTGGTGCTGGCTTCGCGGGCAATGCGACCTCGACCAGCGTGGTCAACAACAACCAGCAGGCCACGGTCACGGTCAACCAGACGCTGCCGAACGCGGCACTGGCGGCGGCGGTGGCTGCCTCGGTGATCGCCCTGCTCAACCAGCAGACCGGCCAGCAGGTGCGGGCCAACTCCGCGACACCACGACTCGTGCCGACGGGCTGAGAGGAAACACCATGCCAGAGCGCATCGTTCTACGTCGGGACACGGCAGCCAACTGGGCCACCGCGAACCCGGTCCTGTACCAAGGCGAGCCCGCTGTGGAAACGGACACGCATCTGTTCAAGCTCGGGGATGGCTCCTCGGTCTACACCGACCTCCCGTACGAGGAGGCCATCGACGCCAGCTTCGTCGTCTCGGGCACGCTCAACATCGCACGCATCCCGAACCTGCCGACCACCAAGATCACGTCGGGCACCTTCGATGTCGCTCGCATCCCCAACCTGCCGGGCACCATCCTGGACAGCGACATCGACGTGGCCAACGTGCCCAACCTGCCGGGCTCGATCATCACCTCGGGCACGGTCGGCGCCAGCTTCATCGCCAACCTCGACGCGGCCAAGATCACCAGCGGCACGTTCGACATTGCCCGCATCCCGACTATGGACGCCGGTCACATCCCGAACCTGGACGCAGCCAAGATCACCACGGGGGCGTTTGCGGCAGCGCGCATCGGTGACCTGTCGGCGGTCTACGTGCCCATCGACGCAACGGCCAGCGTCCCGTCGTTCGCCGGGGCCACCGCTACCAGCGCGACCGCTGGCTCACACGGTGACGTGCCGTCACAGGTGGTCGGCTACATCGACGTGCTGGTCGGTGCGACGGCAGCCCGAATCCCTTACTACGCCGCATGAACCCCGCCGCCATCCTCGCCCTGATCGGCGACCTGTACCAGCAGCTCGCCGATCTCAAAGTAGAGAACGCCGCACTGCAAGCGGCCCTAGCCAAGAAGCAGGAGGAGCAGCCCAATGACTGATTTCATTCTGGACGGCGGCGATGCCTTCTCGTTCTCGGGCACGACCCGGTGGATTTTCTACGACTACTGGAACGCGGGCCCGACGCCCTACTACTACCAGTGGGAGATCAACCCGAGCGACGGCGGCTCGCCTGAGGTCAGCAAGAATATGGCCATCAGTCAGAATGTCGGGCCGAACCGAATGAACCTGGTGCAAGAAGGCCAGTCGGTGGTTCCGACACTCCAGTTCTCTGGCACGATCTTGACCCAGCACCAGTACGAGACGCTGGAGCTGTGGTTCGACCGGCGCGTGCTGATCGAGATGACCGATGACCTGCATCGCCAGTTCTACGGGGTGTTCTCGAAGTTCTCGCCCAAGCGCGTCCGGCGCCCGTACAACCCCTGGTATCACACCTACGATGCGGAGTTCGCCGTCACTGCCTACGTCAACGCTTCCGGACAGCGGGTCTACGGGCGGATTCTCTAATGCGCGATCCGTCCAACGCGAGGTTCCAGAAGGTCCAGTCCCTCATGCGCAGCGGCATGATGGTCGGCAAGGACCGTCCAGTGTCGCGCTTCACCTGGGCCAAGCAGTCGATCCAGCAAGTGAAGTCGACCAAGAACGGCATGGGCACCGTCCGCTACATCAGCAAGGACTCGCGCCACAAGGAGTTCGAGTTCACGGGCGTGCGCACCGTGGAGATTCAGCGGTCGATCGGCCAGGACGCGGCCACGTGCACCATCACGATCTGGAACACCCACGGGACCACCTCGCAGCCCGAGGGCATCGACACTGCCGGGCGTCGTGGCTACCTCACGCCAGGACGCGGTGACCACATCCCGGCCTACACCAGCGTCTACTCCGGGATCAACACCGACTTCGGCATGACGATGGACAACCAGCAGTTGATCTTCCCGACCAACTGGGGCTACCCGAACAACATGTACCGGGATGTCTTCATCCCCAACACGGTCATTCGCACCTACCAGGGGTACGGCTCTGACAACTTCGACATCATGGGCAACGAAATCTATGTCCACGATCCGAGCAGCGCGGGCTACGTCCACCCCAAGGACGACACCGCGCTCTACCAGACCGGCACGTGGCTGATCGACCAGGTGACTGTCGACGCGGTGGCCGACACGATCACGCTGGAGTGCCGCGACCTGGCCAAGCTCCTGATCGAGCAGTACATCTACCCGCCGCTCCTGCCGCTGGAACGGTTCCCGCTGATCTACTGCCCGGCCCACAAGGCGCTCGGCCAGCACGAGAGCATCGGCGGCAACGTCGCCACGTACCACTCGGCCAGCACCGACGCGCACTACGGTTACAACGGCTCAGTGCTCGGCCACTATGGCTCGCAGGCGTTCGACGGCAACCCCGGCACGTTCTGGCTGTCCGGGCCCAACTCGGTGGCCAGCGACTACGAGTGGATTCAAGCTCGGATCGCCGGGCCCATCAACGAGATCGTGATCAACTGCTACGGCGGCAACTACATCGCCTACATCTGCGTGCACGAGAACGGCTCCTGGCAAGGGGTCGTGCCGGTCTCGGGCAACACGGAGAATCTGACGGAAGGCGAAAGTCCTGGCGGTGGCGCCGGTGGCATCTACGTCGTCGTGCCGGGCGACACGCTGTGGGACATCGCGGGCCGCTACTACGGTGACAACTTCAAGTGGCCGATCATCGCCAAGGCCAACTCGAACATCATCAAAGACCCGCACTGGATTTACCCTGGCCAGCGTCTGTTCATCCCCTACGTCTCGGGCACCAATCTGCCGCCACCGACCGGCTGGCCCGGCACTGGCGGGACGCGCGTCGACATCAACGCGGTGATGAGCACGACGATCCCGAGCAGCGGTGTCACCACCGTGCAGCTCCCGCGCACCTATGACGCCGACTTCCTGCGCATCGTCTTCACGACCCTGATCCCGAGCTTCGGCGCGGGGTCGCCGTTCCGCTGTGGCGTGATCGACATCAACGCGCGCAACCACATCCCCGACACCTACGTGCCCAGCACGATCGGCATCGGCGGCAACATCACCGACTGGACCGAGCCCATCAAGGAGATGTGTGCCTGGGCCGGGCTGACCTGGGAGAACGCCTACCCGAACCCGTACGACCCGGTGATCGGCGAGGCCACCGACCAGCTCGCCATCGTGCAGCAGCGTGACGCGCTCGTGCAGATTCAAGACGCCGGACATCTGACCGCCGCCGAGGAGACGAACATCGAGGCGCGCATCGCCGCGCTCAATGACCAGCTCGATGACACCGCTCGCGCACCGATGCGGGCATGGGGCGACTTCGAGATTCTCGGTGCTGGCCCGGTGGTCTGCACCCCAGGCGACTACTTCATGTCCAAGAGCTTCATGGACGGGATTCGGCTGATCGTCGATTTCATCGGGGGCATCTTCTTTGTCGACGAGAGCGGCGGCGCGCAGTTCCGGCTGCCCAACATCTGGTCGGCGGGCAACTTCATCGACGACACCGACGCGCTCTCCACGCTGGGCGCCCGGACCAGCTCGCACCCGATCGAGTTCCACGAGGATGTGAACCTCACCAGCTACTCGACGGTCATCAGCGACGCCTCGGTGCGCTCGGAAATCCTCGTGGTGGGTGGCTATCCCTCGGCCACCTCCAGCGCGGCTCCGGTCGCCGGTGGCTATGTGCTGGGCTACGACTCGGCCAGCGGCACCACCTCGGCCATCGACTTCACCGATGTGCTCGCGGGTCAGTATCGGATCATGATCGTGCCCGGTGACGCGACCAACCTGTTCTACACCGAGACCGAGTGCCAGCGGATGGCCGAGCTGACCGCGCTGTTCATCCTGTTCACCTACCGCCAGGGACAGGCCAACATCATCGCCCACCCCGGCCTCCAGCTCGATGACCAGGTGCGTATCTTCGAGCGGTCGACCTATGAGACGAACGTCCATTACGTCAGCGGCATCGACTCCAAGCATGACCTGGAGGCGGGCAGCTACACGATGACGTGCACCGTCCACTGGCTCGGTGGCGATCCGAACACCGAGTGGTTCATCAACAAGGCGACCCTCACGCCCGCCGTGCTCCAGCTCCCCGCCGTGCTCGCGCGGGTCGGCACGCAGGCCAGCGACACAGGCGCCGCGTTCGAGCAGCCACCGTATGGGACGTGAGAGATGCCTACTCAGGGAACCGCAGGAATCCATGCCGCACTGAATCGACAGGCGGGCCGAGCGAGGGAGAACAACCAAGCCCAACCCAGACCAGCTCGTGTCCGCTTCGCGGTCAAGACCCAAGGCATCGGAGAGAGCCGACTGATCGGCGCTTCGGCCATCGGGTTCGGTGCCAACATGCTGGACGAGCCCACGTTCTCCTGGGGGGTGGTGGCTCTGGACTCTCTCAAGGTCGGCGAGCTTCCCATGTGCACTGCGTCCGTGCTCAACTGGCAGACCACCGCTCAGGGCCTGTACGTCGGTGCGGAGGTCGGCTTTAAGGTCGAGTCCATGCTCTACACGGTGAGACTCAAGTTCACTCTCACGTTCGAGGCGAGCACGATGCGGACGACCGTCGGGACCGGTACAACGACGATCACCGCACCGACATCCAACGACTACAAGGGTGCGGCCACCTACCTACAGACGGACATCTAAATGGTCAACGTCATCGCCAACCCGCCGATCTTCGACACCGACGTGCCGACGAGCGAGAACTACTTCACGCACACGATCGGCGCGAGCACTGGCGGCGCGATCCCGGCGCACAACTTCACCCATCCGTACGCGCAGCAGAACCCCGGCTTCATCGCGCAGGACAACGCGCCGCTCGGCCACGGCCAGAACGGGCAGGGCATCTATGGGCTGACGTTCACCAAGGACGACAGCTACTACGGCTACTACGCGCTGCGGCTGGCCTTTCACAAGCAGTCGGGCAACGTGATCGACTACCAGACCGGGTGGCGCGTCAGCGATCCCGCGCTGGCCTCGACCACGCCGAGCAGCGGCGCTTTCGATTACCGGACGTATGGCAACCTGGCGGCTCAACGGCTGGGCGATTACGTCTACGTGATCACCTGGAACTCGACGCGCACCGGCTCCATGCCGGACGGCTTCGGGTTCCCGACCAGGTTCGACACGAACGGCAACTTCAAAATCTTCAAGGTGGGGCCCTCGGGAAATCGGACGACCGTCCTTAATCAAACGATCAGCACGGTCAGCGAAGACCCGGCCATCGGAATCACCCAGTGCCCGCTGCCTGGGCTGATCAGCGGCTACGGCGCGGGGTCAGGCTCGCGCACCGAGCTGTTCGTGAGCGACGACGCGACGCCGTTCATCTGGCACACCTCGGGCGACATCTCGAACCTCTGGGTCGGTGGCAACCCGGTGTGGACGTGCGCCTTCCAGGAGAGTGGTGGCTCGCCGGGAAGCTGGAAGGACAGCAACGACGGCAAGCATCACCTGACCGGCCAGATCGGCGCCTACGCCCAACAGAGCCATCTGCCAGCCGGGCAGTACGGCTTCGGCCCCTACCTCGTCCACCCGTGGTCAGCGGGCAACTACGGTCCACCGGAGCAGTGGTACTTCATCTGCCGAGGCGCTGGCAAGCAGTGCGCGTTCGACATCTACCGCTCGGTCTGGGCGCGGGGTCAGTACGTGCGCGACTCCAGCATCGTGCTGGCCGACGACTCGGCGTTCATGGCCAACTCGCGCCAGTATCCCGCAGGCAATCCGGACGGCTGGGCGTTCGACCACGACTGGTATCAGGCCAGCAAGAAGGTCGGCACGTGCGGGCCATTCCCGGACGCCGACGTGCTCAACCGAGCGGACGCCCACGGCAACTCGATCGTCTACCCGTACTTCCGGGTACTGCGCGACCGCAAGCGCATCGGCCAACTGCACATCGTCTTCGGCGACGGCAAGCCGATCAGCGGGGGAGGTGTGACCTTTTGAGCTACTACGCCAATCCGGACCTCGACAACCTCTGGATCACGAGCACCGGCACCGATGGCAAGACCTGGAACGATCCGATCAAGGTCATCAAGAAGGCTGCCGACACCTACACCGATGGCACGCCGTTGCGCGTGACCAGCGGCTTCTACTTCGTGACGATGTGCGCCGTGCGGACCTACGACGACCTGATCCTGGTGGCCATCGAGCACATCAACACCAAGACCGACATCAACGATCCGGTGGGCTTCTACGCGGGCCCGCTCAGCTCGGGCGCTCGTGTTGCCCAGGTGATCATGAACTACCTCGCGGTTGGCGCCGGACAGCCAGACAAGTCCTCCGTCGTCTTCAAGGGCACCCGTCCGGACTTCATATGACCGACAACGTGGTGCTCCCGATCAGCAAGGCGCCGGTGGGTATGGGCGTGCCCAACCTCGGGACGCAAGTGCCGTTCTCGACATTTCAGGTCACTGCGCTCGGCGGTCGGGACACTCAGATCGCCAGCGCCTTCTCGGTGGATTTCCTTATTGCCGCGTGTCTGAATCTGCTGCTGGTCAAGAACACCGGCAACTCCTCGGGCGCGAGCCCGGTGCTCAAGGAGTTCATGCAGGAGAGCGGCTACGTCTACACGGTGACCCGTGAGATTTTCGACGACGGCGACAGCGCCGAGCACCGGGGCGGCAACGCCATCGACGTGGCCAGCACCGACCTGCCCTCGATCGCGCGGTTCCTGGTCCAGGTGCCCGAGCTGTTCCACTCGGCCTACTACACCAACGTCGACTACGCGAACGAGAGCGTCTACATCCAGGACGGCGTGATCGTCAGCTCGTCGACTTTCCCGGAGGCGACCTCGGACACCATCCACCTCAGCTCATCGCTCCAGCGGATGCGCCAGGCCCTGCTGCTGACCGATGTGCGGGCGGCGTTAGGCGCGGCTGCGCTGAGTCCGTTCACCAATCGGGATGTCTACGCGGCCCCACCCAGCACGCAGCTCGCCGCTCATGAGCCGCAAGGGGTGGACTTCTGGTGACCCTTGCGACCGTCGAGATCATGGAGGCGATCGGCTACGGGCCAGACTCTGAGACGCTGGCCCAGAGCCCGATCAACCTGATCGCCGTGGACCGGCACTCAGACATCTTCGCCCAGCTCCAGCGCAACGCTGACGGCACGGCGGTGTACTCGTGCGAGCGGTGGCTCCGGCTGCGCTTCACGGGCGGCTCGATCGCAGCCAGCGCCGTGCGCTTCTGGATTCCGAATCTGTCGCCGAGGCCCGGCTGGGCGCTCTACTACGGCAAGAGCGAGACGTACCGGAAACCGACGAACGTCCGTTCCGACATTGCCATCTTCCCCGTGCCCACGGCGGACCCCGGCTACGACGCGCCGAACCTGTTCCCGTTCGCGGTGAGCACTTCGGTCGAGCTGGACACCACGGCCACCTTCACCCAGTACAGCCCGTGGTTGGTGCTCCAGACCCAGTGGCAGGCCGACAACGACGACACCTTTCAGGACACCGAGTGGGAGTTCGACTTCGCCTGGGATGAGTCATGAGCGCAACGTTGCAGATCGTCGAGCGCATCGGCGACGAGACCGAGCTGCTGACGAGTGGTGGCTACGTGCACCTGCTCAACTCCGACGTGCATTCGCCGCAGACTCCGGACGGCTACTCACCGCTGCTGCTCAGCCACCGGAACCCCTACAGCTACGAACGGTGGATCAGGGCGCGCTTCACCGGGACATATCTCTCGGTGCGTGCGACCAAGTTCTGGGCCGACAACCTGGTGGTGCCGAGCGGGTGGGCGGTCAAGTACGGGATCACCGACACCTGGGCGCCTCCGGTGGCCACGGCCTCCTCCATCGCCACGACGAATGTGCCGAGGACTATCCCGAGCACCTCCAACGTGGACGACACGGGCGTGCTCACTGGACCTGGAGAGAACTACTCGAAATGGATCGTGATCCAGGCGCACGTGACCAACTTTTCGGCCATCACGCCTGGGCCACTCTTGGGAAGCACTGGAACCGAAGTGGTCATCCCGACGATGATCCACTACCACTTCGGCTGGATTGAGAGCTGAGGAATCATGGCCAGTGGCAAGTGTCAGTACCTCCAGCAGGCCATCGCGGACTTCATGCTGGGTCAGACCAGCTACACCCCGCCGACGGACCTCTACATCGCACTGAGCACCGCCGCGTGGTCTCGCACCGCGACCGGTGCCGGGTTCAGCGAGGTCAGCGCGTCAGGCACCGCGTACGCCCGCATTCACGTCGTCAATGACGGCACCAACTGGGGTGCTGCTGACTCCACCGGCCAGAAGGCCAACCTGCTCGACCTGGCCTACGCCACGGTGACCGCCACGTACGGCACGGTGCGCAGCTTTTACCTCTTGGACGGCAACGCCGGGACCAGCTCGGACCACTGCCTCTATGGCTCAGACATCACGCCCGTGGTCATCGGCACCGGCCCTGGGCCTGTCTTCGCGGCGGGTGCGCTCGTCGTCAAGGAGACGTGATGTCGAACGTCCTCTTCTACGACAAGTTCTTCAACGTCGACCGCACATACTGGGGCAGCTTCGAGGTCTGGCTGCTCACCTCGGCCTACACATTCAGCGCGACCCACACCTCGGCGACCTCAGACTTGCAACCGCACGAGGTGGCCGACTCGGGCTACGCGCGCATCACCGGCTGTGATCTCCACAACGCCCTGACCGGTACGGGTCACGTTGGCGACTGGGTGCTGGCCAACAGCGGCGCCGATTCTGCCTTCGGCGCCTTCACCACCACCGACTGGGAGTTCATCGCCCTCGTGGGTGACGACGGCATGGGCGCCGGGACCGACATCCCGTACATGGTGATCGACGCTGGCTCGGCCCAGTCGCTGACTGCCGAGGCGCTCACCATCCCAAGCACGGTGCCGATCTTCACGATCACTGGGCCGTAGCGCATGGCCACTTTCTCCCCGATAGCGGAAAACCTCGCCCTCGGCCCAGGGACGATGACCTGGACGACGCCGGTCGGCCCGACCAAGCACACTCCGTCGCCTCCGGTCATCGACCGCGAGGGGATGCTGCTGCTGGACTTCGTGTTCGCCGCGCTCAATGGCTCCCTGGACGATGTGTCCGACACGATCGTCGTAGACGACGCCAGCCAGTTCCCGGTCAACGAGCTGCTGGTCAAGGCGCCGCTGTACCTGACTATCGAGTCTTCACTGGTTCACCCGCCGACCTTCGAGATTCTGAAACTGACGAGCGTCGATTTCGGAACGAACACTCTGACGGTCGAGCGCGGCGCTCAGGGCACCACGCCCCAGGCGCACGACGACAACACGTTGGTCAAGGGTGCCCTGACGGCAGAGATAGCGCGTCGACTTCGGGGCACCACGATGCAGCAGGGTCGCAGTGGCCCGCCCGAGCCCGACAGTGACATGTGGTCACTCGGCGACCGCTTCCTGGACACGTCGACTGGCACCTGGTTCCGCTTCGGCGGCAACAGCAACTTCTATCAGAACGACTTCCTGGTCGACGCCAACAACCTCGACGACACTCACTACCTGTCCTCGATCCAGTGTTTCCCGACCAGCGGCTCGGAGTTCAGCCGGTCCATGCTGCACTGGCGACCCCTCAAGGGCGCGTTCGGTTGCAAGCCGGGCCAGAACACCGCGTCGGTCAGGGCGCAGGACGGCTCGAACGTCGCTCTCACGATGCTCAACCTGGGCGATCCCGACTACTGGTCGTTCGACTCCAACATGACCGCAGCCACCGACAGCAGCGTCGAGGCTGGCTACTGGTTCGGCATGGACGCCCAGGGCGCCAACGGCTACTACCTCCAGTACGTGGTGGGCGAATACCCCAAGCTCTACCGGGTGCTGGCCACTGACGGCGGCACACACACTCTCCTGCACACGTTCAACGAGAGCGCCGTTGTCGCATCGGCGGATGCCACCTTCATGGCCGTGGCGCGGACTCCTGCTGGGATGACGGTGTGGGTGCAGTGCGGCGCCGACGCGAGCAATAGCTTCTTCCGTTTCACTGACGTGACCCTCGATGCTGGCCCGCAAGGGTGCAACATGGGCTTCTACGCCAAGGGCGCCAACGCGATCACCGATGTCAACCTGCGCTGGACCTACGTGGAGCAGTGGGTCGCCGTCCGCGACCCGTGGCCTCGCAACACCAGCACCGTCTTCAACCTCCGTGACAACACTGGCACCGAGTACGACAGCACCACCTGGGATTTGCGTCAGATCAGCTCCTATGCACAGCAGTGGGAACAGCTCATCGGCGTGTGGGCGATCAAGGCGAACGCCTTCGCTACGCCCGATCCACAGATGCTCCAGTACGACTCGGGTGCGGTCGACGGCGTTGCGTTGGTCGGGGTGGATGTGGGCACCAAGGACTTCTCTGTCCAGGTGCAGTTTCGGCTGCCGGATGACACCACCGCCGACTGGGGTTTCTTCATCCGAGGCTCGGAAAACGGCCAGAACGGGCTCTACCTGCGCTTCAAGGACGGCACCACATCGGTGTGGCCGATCCTTGACGGCGCGATTCCGCGCACGTCTCTCGGCTCGGTCGGCAGCCTTCCAGGAATCCAGGTCGGTCCCAGTCTCGCCTACCTCAATATCAGCCTCACGGGCAACATGCTCGTTGTCGGTGACATAGCGCCGGGCAACACCCCGATCGACAACTGGCTAGAGGTCGAGATTCCTCAGCCTTACCAGGACATCGGCGGCACCTTCTTCGGTTACATGTACCGCAACGACGCGGCCCAGACCGACACCAAGATCGGCCTCTACCAGTATTTCTGGCGAATGGACGACCATCCAATGGGATGGATTCCTGAGCCGCGCTACCGCAGGGATGGGGTCCAGCCCGACCTTGCCGCGCCACTGGGCAGCATCTACTTCGACCAGAGCAACGGCGACACCGGCACCGTCTTCATGTCGCTCGGCGACGAGTACCCCAACTGGAAGGCGATCAGCGTCTCCTCGGGTTCGGGCGCTCCGACGATCCGGTCTCAAGGCGCCCAGTTGTACGTCGATGTCTCCACGCCCAAGCTCTACTTCTCAGCCGGTGGCGGCGGCTCCTGGGTCGAGGTCGCCAACGACGCAACCGGGGGCGGCGGCACCTACACCCCGGACTACCCGGTCTACCGAGGCGATGTCAACAACCCCAGCGGCGACCACCAAGCGTTCCCGTACGGCGTGGACCAGCGCGGCGACTTCGCCACGGCCAATGGTGGTCTGTTCGAGAGTGTCATTGCGCCCTTCGCAGGCCCGCCGATCCCTGATCCGAACAACTACCTCTACCTCGTGCGTGATCCGGAATCCAGCGGCGGCACCGAGAGCAACTGGGTGTTGATCGAGGATGCGACGCAGGACACCTCGACCGGCATCATCACGCTCACCCATGCGACGGACGACTCCGCTGGTGGGTTCCTTGCGACCAACGGCGGCGTCGCGTTCGATGAGCTGCACTTCTCGTTCACGATGGAGACCCACGGTGACGGCTTTGCGCTGACCTTCCTGCCAATCACCGGCACGGTGCCGAGCACGGCCACCCTTAGTCACACTGCTGACGGCAACGGCGCGGGCGATGCATCGGCCAAGCCGCTGAGCGGCGTCACGATCAACTTCAACGACCGCACGGGCGACATCACCATGTGGGTCGATGAGGCATCGACGAACTACTACATCGGCTCCTGGGCGACCGGCGCGGTGACGCCCGGCTCACACGACTGGGAAATCTACTTCACCCAGATTTATCAGTGGAGCGGGCACGACTACCGCATCGACATCTGGTGCGATGGCGTGTACCTGCCGACCAACTACTTCTACACGAGCAACCGTTTCCCCAAGGCTGGCAACCTGTTGATCAGCTCGCTCACGCACGCCTCGGGCACCACGGCGGCGAACGTGATGAGCAACTTCCACTGGATTTACGCCAGCATGATGCGGCGCATTCTCGTGGATGCGAACATCCCACCCAAGCAGCCGCTGCACTTGCTCAATGGCTGGACCGACGCGAGCACCGCTGGTCTGCACCCGCCAGGAATCTTCTTCGAGAACGGGCGATTGAAGCTGCGCGGCAAGATCACCGGAGGCACCGGCAAGATCATCGACCTCGGCTTCTACGGCTACTACCCGGCTGTAGACACGGTGGCTATGGCCGTCTTCGAGACCAGCGGCACCAAGTCGGTGGGGGTGTTGGATATCGGGTCGAGTGCGGGCGTGACGCCCGTGGGTTCGCCGACCACGATCTACCTCGACGGCATCGAGTGGATACCGGCTGAGTAATGGGCAACCTCCTCGGCGACTTCTTCACCGGCTCCACGATGGTCGGTGGCGACCCTGACACGCCCACCAACCCGTTCGCGGTCACCATCACGGGCAAGACCCGGTTCTCCGGACGCCTGCTCGTCACATCGGTGCAGCTCGGGGCGACCATCATCGGGCACACGGTCGTTACGGGAACGATCGTCCAGCTCGCACGGGACGAACTGACGGGCGTCATTATTGGCAAGACCGACTTCACCGGTACGGTGCTCTCTGGCGGTGCGCCGACTTTCGAGGGCGAGATCGACGGGCACACCATCGTGACCGGCTCGTTGACGATCCCGGCCATCCCGCAACTCAGTGGCTCGATCGTGGGGAAGTCTCGGTTCATCAACCCAGGCTTCGCCACAGCCATGCAGGCCGACTTCTTTGGTGAGGTCGGTGCACAGGGAGAGCGCACCATGACGACGCATGGCGAAGTGCTCTCGGGAACTGGAGCGAAGTACCCGACCATCTATGAGGACGAGCGTCAGCCCGTCCCGCACTTCGTGTAGAGGATCAGACCATGACCAGTGCCGTCACCCCGCAGAGCAACCACTTCGGGTTCACCCGCATCAACGCTGGCGAGGCGTTCAGCAAGAACGGCTGGGCGTTCTCGGATGCCGATCGGGTGAAGCTCGACGATCTGCTCTACGCGCTGAGCACGCACAAGCACACAGGCGAGCCAGCACTGGGTGACCCGACCAACGCCCCGACCTTCGTGGCAGTTTCGACGGGCGGCCATTTGCCAGCAGCCACCACGTTCTACTACCGCGCTTCTTTCGTGGACGTGTTCGGACTGGAGACGGCGGCGAGCCCCGAGGGGTCAGTCTCGACGCCGAATCCGATCGGCCCGCCCTCGGCTCCCGCCGCCACGGTTGAGACGAGTGCGGGCACGATCACGCCGGGGGTGTACTCCTACCTGGTCACCTACTACGACCCGTACGGCGGTGAGACCACGCCGAGCCCGGTCAACAACGTCCAGGTGGCCACCGGCACGACCAACCGCATCCGGCTCGACTTCGGTGGCCTGCCGACCGGGGTGACCGGCATCCGGGTCTATCGCTCTCGTCCAGGACAGAGCCAGTTCTACTACCTGGGAACTTTGACGAGCGGCAGTTTCTACGACGACGGAAGCGCCGAGGACCAGACGGTCACCGTGCCGCGCGTCAACACGACCAACGCGGCCAACTCGATCGAGGTCACGATCCCGCTCGACTTCATCCCGCTCGGCTGCGTGGCGTGGCGCATCTACCGGGCCACCAGCTCGGGCGGCTATGACGGCAACTCGCTCGTGCACAACGTGGTCGAGGGCTTCACCGACGACTCGATCGTCCCGCGCACGACCTGGATCGACACCGGCGACGTGCTGACCGCTGGGTTCCCGCAGAACAAGTCGGCAACCATCGGCGGTGGCGAGCACCTGGACCTGGGCGAGCTGAGCGGCACGCTGCCGTTGTCGGTCATCCCGAGGGGCACTCGCGTGCTCAACGTCTACAAGGCTGGGGTGGTGGCCGACGGCGACATCATCTCGGTGACCGAGAGCCCGACCGACATCAAGCCGGTGCGCCTGACCGCCTTCTTCAAGACGCCGCCAGACATGGGGACGACCGTCACTATCCACATCACGGGTGACGCGGCGACCCCGGCCTCGGTCGATCTGGTCTGCTACCCGCCAGGAGCGAGCCCGCTGGACCCGGATGGCTACTACCACATCGAGTGGCCGCTGGCCGAGGCGTTGTTGCGCTACTTCTCCGACACCGGCTACCTCACGGTGAGCAGTGGTGCCGACATCGGGCTCATCACCGACCAGGTGAGCGACACCGGCCAGTCGATGTTGCTGCACGTCAACGGGTCGTGGGGCGAGCTGAATGTCGACACCCTGGACTTCGGCCACTACACGGCCTACGCCGCCTTGCGCACCAACGAGGGGACGACCAGCGCGAACGACGTGACCATCAGTGTGATCCGCCTGGACACGAACGCTGTTATCGCAACCCAGACCTACACTGTGACAAATGAGATTGGGTTCGCGGAACCTGCGGGCCTGGCGTTTATCGCGCCTGGGAACTGCCAAGTAGCAATCCGCGTCACGAAGTCCACGAGTGCGACCCAAACCTACGAGGTTGAGTATGTGCGGTACGCCACGACGGTTCCCCGTCTGGCCGCTGGGCTGCTCACCTTCGCCGCCGAAGTCAGTGGTGGGACCACTGCGGCTGCGGACGCCAACATCGCACTCTGGTTCTAGCCTCTCACTCACGGTGTGTTCAGCGTCAAACTGAACGAACCGATGGCTCCTTTGTGACGCCCGCTGGGGTTATTTGAGGAGTTCCGTGAGTAAGCAAGAGCCCGAGAACAACGATCGGCTCATCCTGCTATTCCTGGGATCAGTCGCCATCGTCTGCATCATGGGCATCGTCGTGCTCGCGGCATTCAAGGTGGATGCCCAGCCTCTCGTGGCCATCGCCTCGGCTGCCACCGGTGCCTTGGCCACCAAGATCACCGGGCGCAGTGGCGGCAACTACAACAACGACCAGGACGACGACTTCGCCATTCTCGGTCGAGCCGCCACCAAGAGCATCATCGCGGAAGCGATGCGACAGATGGGTGCAGGGGAAACACCATGAACTGGAGTTGGCCCGTACTAGGGGACGCTCACTCGGCCAGTCTGTTCTGGGGTTGGGCGCAGGTGCTTCTTGCCATGCTCAACTTCACCATCCTGGGCGTGTTTTTCGGTTTCGACGTGTATCCATATCTGCGTAGACGCCAGCCCAAGCCTGCGATGTTCGGCGTCTCCTTTGTGCTGATCTCGGTGACCAGTGGACTGCACGCCCTGTTCCGGGGCATCTACACGATCAACATGCAGCTCACTCCGACCGGGCCCAAGCCGTTGGACATCGCCTCCTTGATCGTGGCGTTCGGCCCGCTGCCGATCTTCGGCTACTGCCGACTGCGCAACCTGCGCGGCAAGCCCGACATCCTGATCGCCGGGACGCCGACCTGGGTCATCGTGATGGTCGGTGTGCTCTCGGCCTACACCGGCGCCTTCGTCATGCGCTTCATCGACGCGGTGCGCTTCACCCACACCAAGCTGCAATGGGCGCGTTTCGACTCGGACTACAACCTGATCCTCTGGGGTCTCTACCTCGTGATCGCAATCCTGTGGCTGCGCTTCCAGGTTCGCTCGCGCCGGACTTCGGGTAGTTGGAACCTATTGGGAGTATCCCTCGGTCTCACCTTCGTCACTATGAGTTTCCACCGCCTGGGACAGGCGATTGAGGTTTCAGCCGGGGCCTACAAGGTCCGAGATAACTTCGAGACAACGTATTTCTGGATCGACATCGCGTCCATCGCTGCCACGGTGTTGTTCCTTGGAGTCGCAATGTCACTCATGAGCCAGGGCTCCGGCTCAGGCGCTGGCCAACCGGTCAAGGCGTCCGTGGAGTGAGGGAAATGAGATGTCATGGCCGAAGGGTTGCGCATCGTCAGCGACGGCACCCGTGAGGGGACGCACGTCTTCCTCGACGACGCCGAGGTTCACGACGTTACGGCGGTGACCTGGAACTTCTCGCCGAAGGCACGCAAGACGACCGTCACGCTGGAGATCAGCAACGTCGGCATGGACTCCCTCACTCACGCGAGTCCGGACCTTCGAGATCAGGTCACTGCGATGATGGAGCACGCTACACCGCACTGATCGGTTTGCCGAAGAGAGAGTCATGCAAACTGCCAACCTCGCGTTCAGCACGGCGGGCGTGATTTCGCTGCTCGTCGGTTTCGTCTTGCCGATCCTCGTCGGCTACTTCACCAAGGCGTCTCTCAACCCTGGACTCAAGGCTGCGATCCTCGCCGCCACTGCCGGTCTGTCCGGTGTGCTGACCCAGTGGCTCGACGCGATCAACAACAACCAGCACTTCGCGTGGCAGGCCGCAGTGCTCAGTGCCGTGGCCACATGGATCACCGCCGAGGCGAGCTATCTGCGAATCTGGAAGCCCTCGGGCGTGAGCGATGTTGTGCAGGCCGCTGGCCCGATCGCCGATCCTCCGACCACCACCACGGCCAAGCACGCGGCCACCGATTCCGTCACCCAGGAACAGATCGACACTGGCCCGAGCTACAAGCCCGCACCGGACCCCGCTCCCCCTGTGCCCACAGGCTCGTCCACAGCGTCGACAACTACCGTCTGATCGTCGACAGGCAGAGGAAACTCTGTCCACAGCCTGCGAACAGACGAACGTCTGAATGACCTTCTAATCCGAACAAAACTGGGGTTTGTGGCACCCCAAAATGGGTGCTAGCTTTCGAGCACCGCATCACGATTCCCTTGTGATTGTTCGGTTTCCCAAGGTCTAAGCCATCCACTTTTTTGTCAGTGGTCGGTGGGATGGTGGTCGAGTGCAGTTTCGACAATCGTCCATCAAGTTGTTCATGGAATGCGCACTGCGCTATCGGTTCCAAGCCGAGGGCGCGGAGCGCGAACAGAGCAGCGCGATGTCCTTCGGGACGGCCATTCACGATGCCGTGATGCAGATGGAGCTGGCCTACGACCCTCAGGTCGGAGTGGACAGGTTCGAGGCGATCTGGAACGACCTGCCCGCCTTCGACCTGGACTACAGCTACATCCTCCCGCGCAACTCGCACTCGGGTTACATGGACATGGGCCACAAAATCCTTCGGGACTGGTGGGCACTCATCCAATGGGAGTCGGACGTTGTGCTCGCCCGCGAGTACGAGTTCGAGGTCGACATCGGCAATGGCAACACTCTCGCGGGGATCGCCGACAAGGTGGCTCTGCGACCACAGAAGGACGGCTCGTTCAGCGTCCTGATCAGCGACTACAAGACCGGCAGCAAACCGCCGACGCGGGAGTACCTGGCCCACGACGTGCAGTTCTCCGCCTACTGCTACGCGACGACGAAGCCCGAGTTTTGGACGAACATTCAAAACGGGGCACACATCTTCGGCGAGATGCAAGACGCTCCCCGCGAGGGCGAGTGGGTTCACCTGCGGCAGACCAAGCGCATCCCGGCTGGCTTCCGCTACCAGTACCACTACAACCGCTTGATGTACGCGATCGAGCAGATCGAGGAGTCCGTTGCGATGGGCATCTTCGTTCCTGACCTGACCGGCGCCAAGTGTGAGTTCTGCGAGTACCGCAAGGTGTGCGGTCTCCCGTCCAGGACGGAGGAGGGCCTCGATGAGTGATGACCGCAAACCTCTCGATGGTCGGCAACAGAAGATAGTGACGTTCGTCAGTTTGTATATCGAAGCTCATGGCTTCTCGCCCACCATCCGTGAGATCGGAGAGGGTTGTGGCATCAAGTCGACGAGCACCATCGCCGAGCAGCTCGTGATCCTGGAGGCGAGGGGCTACGTCACCCGAGGCATCCACGGATCGCAGCGAGCATTAGGGATCATCCCGTGACCGCGCCCACCTTGATCCGTCTCCTATGCGTGAAGTGCAAGACCTACTCTGGCACCCATCAGGACACCGAGCTGGTCAACGGCGTGCCCATCCTGGAGTGGTTCGTCAAGCAGCGGCAGGAGCTGTGCAAGAACTGCTGGACGCCGCCAATCATCGTTCAGCCAACACCGGGCTTCGTCACGATCCAAGACAAGTTCGAGGAGTTCCACCGCCTGAATCCCTGGGTGTACTGGGAGCTGGTGGTGCTCACTCGTGATCTTGTGCAGCGCGGCAAGCGGAAGATCGGTATCGGGATGTTGTTCGAGGTTCTGCGTTGGCAGTACATCCGCTCAACCATTGATCCGTCGAGCGACTTCAAGCTGAACAACAACTACCGGAGTCGCTATGCGCGACTCATAGAAGCACAGGAACCGGACCTGGCTGGCAAGTTCGAGACCCGGCAGCTCCAGACCCCATAGGCCCCGACCGGCCAGAGAGAGAGACAGAGATGACGCAGTTCGCGTTCAAGAGGACCGGCGATGCCGACTACCCGAGGCATCTGAAAATCCTGCTGCAAGGCCCACCCAAGAGCGGGAAAACGACGTTCATCAGTACGGCGCCCAACGTCATCGTCGCGGCGGTGGAGGCGGGCCTGATGTCCATCGCTCACCTGGACGTGCCGTACGTCGAGATCGACGGCACCGACAAGCTCCAGACCTTGCAGATGACGTTGAAGGACGACTCGCTGCGCGCGATGGCGGCGAAGAACCTCGGCCTTCCCAGCATCGACACGGTGGCCATCGACACGCTCGATGCCTGGCAGGAGATGCTCAAGAAGGAAATCATGAAGGAGAACCGCCGCACGCAGATGCAGCAGGCGGACTGGGGCACGCTCAAGGAGCGCATGGCCACCATCATGAAGGCGTTCGTGGCGCTCCCGCTCAACGTGATCTTCACGGTGCACACGTCGACTTCCCAGGACGACGAGAGCCGCATCATCCAGAACCCTGCACTCCAGGGTGGCATCAAGGATGAGGTCGCGGGCTACGTCGACTTCTCGCTGCTCGCCTTCCGGGATCGCCAGGTGGATACGAACGGCATCCCGCACATCAACTACTACCTCAAGAACGAAGGCGACCTCAAGAACCCGAGCCTGGGCAACCGGGCGGCGGGGCGCGTGCCCGAGATTTGCGAGCCGAGCTTCCGCATCCTGCACGACGCGGTGTTCAAGGGCATCGTGCGCGACACCCCGAGCCAGAATCCGACCGAGATCACGGTCGAGGAGGCCAAGCCGGTGGCTCAGCCGGTGGCTACCAAGGGTGTAGTGGTGGCCAACCTGCCGGAGCCAGAAGTAGCTGCTCAAAACCTGAGCACGCCCTCTCCTCAACCGGCAGCCGAACAAGCTCCCCCGACCGTTCTGCCGCCCGTCCAAACACCGGCCACCCCGGAGCCGACCGGCACCCCGCTCAGCGACGAGGGCGATCCCATCAACGCGACCGGCCTCGCGGTGCTCACCAAGAACTATCTGGCCCAAGGACTCAAGCTTCCGGACGATGTGAACACCTGGACGCTAGGCAAGGCGCGCACCGTCGCCAAGTGGTTCGGTGCCGTGAAGGCCGACAAGGCGGCGGGCCAAGATGTGCCGCGCGAGGACACGGTGGCCTACCTGGAGGCGATGGAAGCCTACGCTGGTGACCTCCCAGGAGTTCAGACGGGCGTCGAAAATGTTCCGACCCCGCCGAAGCCACCCGTCGAGCCCGTAGAGGAGGTGACAACTCCCGAACCCCAGGCCGATGCAACACCCACGCCCACTGAGGACCAGATCGAATCCGAGGCAATCGCCCTCATCGAGAAGGAACTTGGTGGTGTGCAGATTGGCCACAACGTTGAGCCGGGCGCCAAGTGCGAGGTGTGCGGCAACGAAGTGGACGACCTCGACATCGCCAATCTGGGCCTGACCCGTTTCAAGAAGGTGCTCTGCGTCGCTGACTACAAGTCGCAGGGCAAGGTCAGCGTCTAACTAGACAGCCGAACCAGCCGACACAGCCGAACCAGCCGAAAGAGAGAGACCAATGCCCGTATTGAAGCTAGAAGAAGCCAAGGAGTATGGCGTCCTGCCTGTGGACACCATGATTCTGATCGAGGTGGAATCCCTCAGCGAGCGCAACGTGCCCGGCAAGAACGGGAACGAGGGATGGACCAAGCTGGAGTTCAAGTGCATCATCCGCGACATCCCAGCGGCGCTCAAGGCAGACCCGGACTACGCCGAGATGATCGGCAGCCCGATCTGGGGCTCGGTGAACATGCGATTCACCATGCACCCCGACAACAAGCTCCGCGCATGGACCGAGGCTCTGCTCAACATGGGCGAGCTGGACGCCGGGTTCGAGTTGGACACTGATCTGCTGATCGGTCGCCAGGCGAAGGCCGTCGTCACTCAGTACGACAGCAAGTTCGGGAACAAGAAGCACCAGATCGACTCGATGCTGCCGCCCGGCCCGCTCGGTGGTGGCTCAGGTCCGGTGCCGTCGTTCCTGACGGATCGCGCGCCTGCCGCTCAGCCGGTGGCGCAGGCTCAGCCCGAGCCGCAGCTCCAGACCGTCCCAGCACAGGCCGCGTTGGACGACGACCCACCGTTCTAACCCCGAGAGATGCAGAGGGGGCGCTGCCTCGACCGCAAGCGCCCCCTCACAGCATCTCGCACGATCATCGCCCCGAGAGAGAACAGAAGGACAAGACGTGGCCCGTTTGATGCTGGTGCAGGACAAGCGTAGCTCCCATTCCGAACAAAGGGCAAGCGGTCCAAAGAACGAGGGAGAGGCGGCTCGACAGCTCCTGGAGAAGTTCGACTTTCAACCACGTCGGACCCAAGCTCAGAACGGCCAGTACGAGTTCTTCTGCCCTTTCCACGAGGAGGCGGGCAAGCCTGCCGTCAAGGACAAGACCAACTTCTATCTGAACTCCACGACCTCGCAGTATTACTGCCAGGCGGCGTCGTGCGGCGAGTCAGGCAACTATCAGACGCTGCGCAAGTTCTTCGACGTGAACGACGACCCGCAGCTCCTGGTCACCTACAAGTCCAAGAACGCCGACCTCCAGAAGTTCCAAGCCCGGCTCACCGCCGACCTCCGGCAGACCCTGTACCACAAGGGTCTCAACGATGAGACGATCGACCGCTTCCGCATCGGCTGGCACTACGTGCAAGAGCCCACCGAGCATATGAGCGACGAGGAGGCCGAGGCAGCCAAGGCCAAGGGTGGCTACTACGTCATCCCCTACCTCGAAGGCCGTCGACCGGTCGCGTTCCGCTTCTACGACCCGACCCTCAAGCACGGGCCGAACGGCTCGAAGTATTGGTGGGAGCAGGCCAAGCACTCGATCCAGACCGACGAGGCCGTGCTGCGGCTGTTCAACCCAGGCAACGCGGCTGGGGATGAGAACGGACGGGTGTTCATTTGCGAGGGCGAGTTCAAGGCGATGCTCCTCGCGCGCAACGGCAAGGCTGCGGTGTCCATCCCAGGCGTCACCAGCTTTAAGCCGGAGTGGGCCCAGTTCTTCATGCACGCCAAGGATGTCGTGATCCTGATGGACAACGACAACCCGGACCACCACCGCCACGGGCCGTGCCGCAAGTGCGGGACCACCGAGAAGGCCGACTGCTCGGGCCACAACCCAGGTCAGGACGGCGCTGACAAGCTGCTGGACTTCTTCGGTCACCGGGCCCGCAAGGTGGTCCTACCGCTGCCCACAGGCGAGGAGCCAGGGCGCGAGAACGACGACCTCAAGACCTACAAGAAGACCGACATCAACGAGTACATCATGAGAGATGGCCACTCGTTCCTGGAGTTCGACGAGCTGATCGACGGCCCGGCCAAGGTGAGCCCGTTCCTGGTTCGGACGTTCGCCCAAATCCGTGAGGAGCCACCGGACGAGACGGTGTTCCTCGTCGACCAGGGCCTCCTCCCGAAAGGCGGTCGACTGCTCGTCACCGGCGCGCCCAAGGTCGGCAAGAGCATCTTCGCTCAGAACCTCGCGCTCTCGATCGCCAGCGGCATTCCGTTCCTGGCCCGAGGTGGCTTCGCCGGGTTCAAGATCGCCTGGGATGACCCACAGCACCGCGCGCCAGGCCACCGAGTGCTGCTGCTGGACCGCGAGCTGAGCAAGCGCAGTTTGTACGACCGTCTGAACACGCTGATGGACGGTCGACCTGGCTACCAAGCCGCCGAGGACAAGCTGCTCATCGACCACGACTTCGCCCTGCGGCTCGACGCCGATAACGCGGCGGGCCAGCTCATCAACCTCATCCAGGCCAACTCAGCCGAGGTCATCATCCTCGACACGGCCTACAAGTTCTTCGCGGGCGACATGGAGAACGCCAAGAGCGTCGCCACCGCCTTCGCCGCGCTCGACAAGGCGATCCAGGAGACCGGCGTCAGCGTCGTGCTCACCCACCACCACCGCAAGGGAGGGAGCAACGGCGCACGCAGCGAGGCGCCTAGTCCCGATCAGGTCATGGGCTCGTTCCTCTGGACCGGCTGGCCCAACGGCACCGTGCTGCTCAACTTCAAGGAGCGCAGCGTCTCCAATCCGTACGACGTGATTGCGAGCTTCGCAGCCTTCCGTGACGCCGCCGCACCCGAGCCGTTGCTCCTGTCCAGGACGAAGGAGTCGATCTGCTACAGCGAGATCAAGTCGTTCAGCTACGAGGCGTTCGAGGAAGAGAGCGGCACCACTGCTGCCTACGCCCGAGTGCACGCCAACCGACTGCCGCTCACCACCGAGAACGTGGCCAACGCTCTCTTGGAAGCACAGCCGGTGATCGAGGACGAGTTCATGCACATGGTCAGCGCCCGCTTCGGGTGCAAGCCAGACCGCATCAAGATTCATCTGCTCGACATTCTCGACACGCGCAAGGACTTCGTGCGTGACGGGAACGGCAGCCGCCAGAGCCCGTACAAGTGGCGGTATGCGTTCGACAAGCAAGAGGAGAAATACGACCAGCCCGAGCTAGCAATCTGAGAGAGAGTGGAACAGAATGACCAGCACACTGGAACAGGATCAGGACCAGCACCAGCCCGCACCAACCACCGTCATCAACAACTACGCCAGCGGCCTCGGCGAGCAGGACGCCGCTGGCTGGGTGCTCAAGCTGACACCGAAGCACAACTGCATCAAGCCTCCGATCGACAATCAGACGTTCGTCGGTTCGATCTGGCGTTGCGGTCAGTGCGGGCAGAACTGGCTCGTGTACGAGCAGCGCGGCAAGAATCAGGGCACCAAGAACCTCCGTCGCATCAACCAGGACAACGCGGCCAGCAAGATCAAGGCAGCGAAGGCTCTGGGCGACATGGACGACCCCGAAGAGACTGACACTGGCGAATGATCCACCCCGAGTCGGCGCGGCTCAGCGAAGACGAGCTTCGTCAGCGGATGCGCAAGGTGATATTGCCCAACCCGCTGATCCACGTCGGCCCGGCGTACCCGATCCAGACCTTCGAGCACTGGGATAACCCCTACCCCGGCTACTACCACGGCGCTGTCGTCGTGGTGGATAGCTGGCTCGGCGAGGAGGTCTGGGTCGAGGAGCGTGCTCAGACTATGAGCAGCTAGTTTCTGACCTCTAGGGAGAACCGACGGATGTCCATAATCACTACCACCAAGGCCAGTCCTTTCGTACGATCGCTCGCGGGGGCCGTGAACCAGGAACGCGCGACAGTCAGCCAACCGCCGAGCCAGCGACAGGGTGGCAACCTGCCCACAAATAGCCACATCTCTCTGGGTGTTATGCCGACAAGCAGAATGCCCCTGCAATAGGCGTGATCGTGCTCGACCCACGATCCGTCTAACTAGAGAGAGAAGGCCCTGAAAATGCTGAGCTTCAAGCTCACTGACTCATTCGTGAACAGCTACAAGGATCGCAAGGTCGACTGGGGGTATCAGGACGCAGGCGGGAACAGTCTGGGTGAGATCACCTTCCTGCGTACCTACTCCCGAATCAAAGAGGACGGCACCAAGGAGCGGTGGTACGAGGTCTGCCGCCGAGTAGTCGAGTGGATGTTCCACGAGCAGAAGCACCACTCCAAGATCAACCGAATCCCGTGGAACGACCACAAGGCGCAGCGTTCGGCACAGGATGCCTTCGAGCGGATGTTCACCTTCAAGTGGACGCCGCCCGGTCGTGGCCTGTGGGTGGCCGGTACGCCTCTGGTCAACGACCAGCGCAACTCAGCGGCGCTCCAGAACTGCGGCTTCGTCAGCACCGCCGACATGTCCAAGATCGACCCGGCTGCCCCGTTCAAGTGGCTGATGGAGGCGTCCATGCTGGGCGTCGGCGTGGGCTTCGACGACAAGGGTGCCGACAAGGACTTCTCGATCTACGAGCCAGGTTCTAACGTCCGTCAGTTTGTCATCCCGGACACCCGCGAGGGCTGGGTCGACTCGATGGGGATGCTCCTGGAGAGCTACCTCATGCCCGACAAGCAGACCCTGGACTTCGACTACTCGCTGGTGCGTCCAGCCGGTGCGCCGATCAAGACCTTCGGTGGCACGGCGGCGGGCCCGGAGCCGCTGATGAAGCTGCACCGGATGATCCGCAACAAGTTCGACGGCAGGGCTGGCTCTCCTCTCACCAGGACAGACATCGCCGACATCGGAAATCTGATAGGTGTCTGTGTCGTCAGCGGCAACGTGCGGCGCAGTGCCGAGCTGCTGATCGGTCGCATCGACGACAAGGAGTTCGTGCAGCTCAAGAACCCGGAGTTCTTCCCGGAGCGCAACTTCTGGACCAGCGACGACAACGACACCCGTGACCGTGGCTGGGGCTGGATGAGCAACAACTCCGTCGAGGCCGAGGTGGGCAGCAACTACGACCACCTAGTCGACGCCATCGCGCTCAACGGCGAGCCGGGCATCGTCTGGATGGACATGTCCCGTCAGTACGGTCGACTGATCGACCCGCCGACCAACAAGGACTGGCGCGTGGCCGGGTACAACCCGTGCGCCGAGCAGTCCCTGGAGAGCTACGAGATGTGCACGTTGGTCGAGACCTACCTCAACCGGCACGACGATCTGGACGACTTCAAGCGCACCCTCAAGTACGCCTTCATGTACGCCAAGACGGTCACCCTGCTCCCGACCCACTGGGAAAAGACGAACGCGATCATGCAGCGCAACCGTCGCATCGGATGCTCCGTCAGCGGCATCGCCAACTTCGCGGACAACAAAGGCATGACCGAGCTGCGAACGTGGCTCAATGAGGGCTACGAGACCGTGAAGCGGTACGACCAGGTGTACTCGGAGTGGCTCTGCATCCGGGAGTCGATCAAGACCACCACGGTGAAGCCGAGCGGCACGGTCAGCATCCTCGCTGGCGAGTCGCCGGGTGTGCACTGGGCGCCCGGTGGTGAATACTTCAACCGCGCCATGCGACTGGCCAAGGACAACGCGCTCGTCCCGCTGATCCAGCAGGCGGGCTACGTCATCGAGACCGACGTGATGGACCCGACCAACACGGTGGTCGCGTACTTCCCGATCCACTCGCAGGCCAGGCGTGCAGAGAAGGCCGTCACGATCTTCGAGAAGGCCAACCTCGCGGTCATCGCGCAGCGGTACTGGTCGGACAACAGCGTCAGCGTGACGCTGAGCTTCGACGCAGCCGAGGAGGCCAAGCACGTCGGCACGGTTCTGCACATGCACGAGGGCCAGCTCAAGACGGTGAGCTTCTTGCCAATGGGCAACAAGGTCTACCCGCAACAGCCCTACACCGAGATCACCCAAAACGAATGGACGGACGCCAGTATGGCGCTGTTCCGCATCGACCTGGAGCCCATGTACCTGGGCGTCACGGCGAGCGAGGCAGTCGGCGAGGCGTACTGCTCCACTGACAGTTGCGAGGTTAAGGAAGTTGCCCTCAACGCAGGATGACCCGAGATGGGATGTCGTCGAGGAAGACCTTCGATGGCTCATCTCTAACGGTGTGACGGACGGTGAGTCCCT